CACAGGCATCCCAGGCTGCACGTCCGGACAACCTATAACCACACCATCGCAGGAACCGCCAAAGTGTCCGCCAGCTTCGCTGATACGGAACTGGTGTCCATTTTCGTCCTGCTGATAGACCTGCATACCTGCCGCAAGAAGCATAGCAATGAAACGCGCTTCTTCCAGATGTCCGCGGTTAAACAGTCGAAGCTGGCGTCCGTCAAACTCTTTGCGTGTAGCCCAGCGATATCCATAGAAAAGCTTGCGTGCGCATTGCTGCCCAATAAGGGAAGCGCCTAAGTGGCTGCGGTTACCGCTTTCAGGGCGATAAGCGTCTTCAATTGTGGGAATGACTACGCCAAGATACTTACGGTAAGTCCCACCCTGATCTTTTTGCACACCGTCATTGATCGCTTGAAGTGTTTTTTCTGCAATATAAATAGCCATTGGAATACCTTAGAAAAATAAGCCGTCTTTCGACGGCTTATGGACACTACAGAGGGAGGGTTATCTTACTGCTGCCACGGCGGGACTGCTGCTTGTGCTGGATGCGGTTCAGCTTGCTGCTGCGGCTGAGCTTGCTGCTGAGGTGCTGCTGCCTGACCCGGCTGTGCTACCTGCTGCGCCCACGGCTGCTGGGCTGCTTCCGGTGCTACTGGCTGTTGTACCGGAGCTTGCTGCACTGGCTGCTGTGGTGCTGCGTTTTGAGCAGGATTATCCCACGGCTGCGGTGCGGCATTCTGCCACGGTTGTGCTGCTGCGCCCTGCTGTGGTGCTGGTTGCTGCTGCACAGGCTGCTGAACTGGCTGCTGTTGCTGCACCGGAGCTTGCTGCTGTACAGGCGCTTGCTGTTGCTGAGCAAACGGGTTAGCTGCTGGTTGCTGTGGTGCTGCGCCCGGGAAAGCTGGCTGCTGAGCTGGCGCACCTGCACCGAACGGGTTAGCTACTGCCGCTTGAGCACCCATTGCTGGAGCACCTGCTTCTTTTTCTGCGTACTTAACCGGATCGTTGATGTTAGCATAACCGTTAGGCTCGTTGCTGTCTTCATAACCTTCCTGAGAACGAACTTTCAGACGCAGGTTCAGCGGAATGTTATGCAGTTGAGCAGGAGTATCCCAGCGAATTACGCCAACCGCATGGGAAAGCGCGCCCAGTTGCTCGTATGCAATACGCACAGTATCTTCGTTGTCGTTGATAACGTTGTAACGAGCAAAGATTTTACGACCTTTAGCAAAACCATCAATAATGCTAAACGTTACCTGGATCGCCATACCGCCATTTTTGGTCGGTTTAAATTCAGATGCTTCAATTACTGCTTTATACCAACCTTTCGGCAATGCGCCGTAAGAAGGTGCTTGATAGCTGCTCGCGTCAAAGTGGAAATTAGTTGGCATAGTCATTAGTTGATACCTTTCATTTTGTTGATAACAGAACCTAAGTGTGGGACTTCAACCGCATCTAAACGTCCCGAACGATCCTTAGCGATTGTATTAAAGTCCGGTTGAGTTTGCAAGTAACGATACGAGTTACCTTGCTGATCCTTATTTACATTCAGACGAAATACTTCGTCGAAGAAGTAAGGGAGCATTTGCCCCAATTTGGATCCAGGCATAGACGGAGCATACGCGGTAACACCGGAGACTTCATCTTTGTCTTTGCCCATTTTAGCAGACATATAAACATGTTTGCCAGGAATATCGCGAAATTTACGGATCAGATCTTGCATCTTTTCAAGCAAAGTACCATAAGCTTGACGAGGATCTTTCGTTCCCTTTTTCGCGTTGTTTAAACATTGTTCAGCAATTTCGCTCAAGCTGTCAAGTGCAATAGAATCGAAATACTGTTGGTTAGCTGGAGTTACGCACCACTGATAAGCCGCTTCAACGTCTTCCAGACATTTCACTTCAATTACCGGAATATCGTAAACGATGGGCAAACCCATGTTACCATAAACACGGTTAAGGTTTTCCGCTGCAATAGACAACAGACCGGATTCTGCGCTGATTAAAATTGGTTTAGGTAATGTGGCTACAAGGCTGGTTTTACCCATACCTGCTTCACCGTAAACCAGAATTTTGACACCTGTGTCCTGCACAACTTGTGAAGACATTTTAATTTCAATGGCCATTTAACGCCTCTCTTTTAAGTTCGCGCTCATTGTAACGTAATATACTTTGAACCCTCAATTACTTTTTAATCTAAAGCCTGATCACTTTCATCGCGGAAATGCATAAAGTTTGCAAAACGCGGTTTATCTTTCACGCCATGAGGGAAGTGTTTATATGAAATAGTCCGACCTTTAATTTTGTCAGGGTTATTCCAATAATAAATCTTATCCTCTTGCGTTAGTTTACCAGGACTAACGTTGATTGTATTGCCCGTCTTAACGTCTTTACAAACCAACGTCCCGATCATACCGTTAGGAACTTTATTTTCCTGATGCGAAGATCGTGTAGTCCTGCCCAGCTCGTTAACAGTAGCTTCATTAAGGTTAGTTTCACCCTCAATAATATCAAGGACAATAGCGTCTTCCTGAATAAATCGTTTAATACGAAGATATCCACCTTCACGAACTGTGCCGCGCCCATGTTTATAAGGCTTGTCAGGATCACGGATAATAATACCTTCATAACCCATATCAAGCCAGATATTTTCCCAGTAGAGCAGCTCTTGTAAAGACTTAACCACATGCATCTCTACCACTTTCAGGTCGAACAATTCACCCTTCGCGTGCTGTGTGGTTATAAAGTCTTTCATCATGTTGTAGCGAGCTTCATACCCCAGCTCTGCTACACTTTCTGCACACAGATCAAAGATGTGCCATATTAGCAACGGTTCACCTTCAATTGTATTTACCGCACTGGTTGTTTTACGACACAGGTCTGGATCTGTTTCCAACCCTGCTGCAAGTTCACCGTCATAGCCCATGTACTGGGGACCGCTGAAAATTGCGCTTGTATGGCGGTTTTTAAACAGCTTTAAGCTTCGCCCTACTATCTGCCCGTCCGGATTTAAACCGCGCACACCGTCGATTTTAGGCAGTATACAGCACGGAAACTTAATCTTTTCTTCAACCGCGTCAGTTGCTAAATGTGGTTTAAATGCCATTGTTAACCTCATTCATAATAATCATGTTGATAAGAACTGCTACGCATACCGTAACAACGTTCTAAAAGTGTTGCAGCTTTTTGAGCTTTCTCTTTCATACGAGTATTGCGACGTAAATGCCCGCTACCCTTTTTAGGTCTATTTTCCTTTTTCTTTGCTTCGGAAATAAGCTCTTTGCATTCCTGCAAACGGATTTTGCTTCTTTCCAATCGCATAGCAGAACGCGCACGTTCATCGCAGAATCTTTGTGCTTTACTACGTTGGTCTTGCGTGCTCGTATGACCTTTAACGTGGCGGAACTCAATAGTTAGATTATATTTACGCAATTGATCGTTCAACCATTTGAAAGCTACACCTTCCTGTTCACTTTTCCAGCTTGCTTCTTTATACACTTTAATAGCTGTTGAACAATCTGTTTGCACAATTAAATGATCGCCTGGATGGATTAATTTAGCCTTCATTCCCTCCCAAATAACATTACAGATTGCCATTGTTTCAGCTGCATTATTATCAGGAGCGCCCCGTAACGGTCCACCGTTAGCGTTATTTCCACGGTTGCAGACTACCCAGCCCCCATATCCCGCGGCTTTTGTATTTGGACAAAAACTTGCATCAGATATAATTGTTACTCTCATTATTTATCCTTAATAAAAAGGGGTCTGTTGACCCCTTATAGTTATGCAGGAATGGATTCTTCCGGTGCTTCCGGAATAACAATCTCGATCTCTTCCTCATTCTGGAAGGTTAGTCGAAACCCGTCTCCTGGACGCCCGAAAGCAAAGGTAAGGGCTATCGTATTATCCTGCTCGTAATGACAGATACTTTCTACTTTCATTTCGTTACCGTAAAAGTCACGGTAAATCATTCCAGGTAGCGCATCGGTCGCTTTGATCTTTCTTACAGCCATTATTCCCCCGTTTACAGTTTGTCTTTGAACTCTTCGATATATTGCTCGATCGGATACTGCTTACGCTTGAAACGATCAAACAAGATTTTAGCAGATTCTACGTCTTCGTCGCTCTCTTTACTTGCGCCCGGTGCCATAAAATCACGCCATGTAAAACCGTTCAGATTATGCATCTTAGCGATGTGCTTGTTGTAACGGCTTTCCCAGTCCACACGCGGACCTTCCATCTTGCGTAAACCGCGCCCAAGCACCTGTACATACAAATCTTTCTGACGTTGTACAGCTTCACCATTATAAGGTCCGGTTTTAAACTCAACAACACTACCGTTAAGATCTGCACCATCCGCAAAGTTGTGTAGCATAGTTTCAATAACGTCATTCAATGTTGGAACCGTCACTTTGCCCTGGGCAATGCCTGCCAAATAACCGACGTTTTCTTCACCGTACAACTCGATCAGTTCTTTCTTGGTTGCTTCTGCTTCTTTGTTTGCGGACAAAGCCAACATCTGTTGTTCGAACATGTGTTCCTGTTCCAGGAAGTGAGCATAGCGCTCTTCGTCTACTTTGCACACAATCCATTTATATTCAACATCCTTGCTGAAGTCCGGATACTGATCTACTTCTACTACTTCCGTAGTAAAGAACTTGCCGTTATATTGAATAACAACTGTATCGCCCGGCTGCAATTCGTCACTTTCCAGAGCACGGTAGGTATAAAGACGGCCACCTGCTTCAAACTTAACTTTGACAGTTACAACGCCTTTTAACAGAGCATGATAAGCTTTCTGAAATTCTTTACGCATTTTAGTTTCCTCTTGGGCGGATTGACCGCCCGTTAATGTGGTTAGGCTTTATTCGGCACAATTTCCAGAGACGCGGAACCAACTTTTGATTCAACGCACTGGTTAAAGACTGCGGCTTGCTCCGCTGTAAGTTTACGCCAAGCCGCAACTTTCAACACAGGTTTATTTTCCACAAGCTGATCAACGTTAACACCAACTTTAATCAGATCGCCCAGGATTCCGTTAAGGCTTGGAAGATCAATCTTGCGATCAATCTTGTGTGTCATTTTCATAACCCCGCCAGTAATTTCAACTTTATTAGTCCCTTCTGATGGAGCAGGGAAATAGGACTTAATAATCTTTTCGCGTAGTGCTCGCTCGCGAGCTTGAAGCTTTTGTAATTCTGCTTTGGTTTTATACCACTCAATAACATCTGCTTCGGTTGCTTGTACTGCTTTATCTGCGTCGAACATTTTTCTATCCTCTGTTGTGTTTCGATGTATGTATAATAGCACATCCATGTGACAGGGCAAGACTCAATTTGTATCAATTAATCTTTTTAAACGGATTAGTAATCTAGCAACCTTCCTCCATTCGGCATCCTCCATTAATGGTGAAGGCTTATACGCTTCAGGTATCGGACAAGGTATATAGGGTTCCATGTCAGATATTACTTGCTTTGATAACTTTTTCTTCCGTTTACCCATAAATAGCCTATTTCAAATAGCGGGAAGTCATAATTGGATGCAAAGACACTTCTTCCTCAGATGTAACCACATCAGTCGCAGGTACAAAGTTGTTGGACTGCTCGTCTCCAAGTTTCCACCCTTTGCCGTTACCCTTTTTAAGTTCGCCCGTACCAGTGGACCCAAAGCCATTGGCACCGCGCTCAGTGCTCTTAAGCTCGTCCACTTCTACCAGTTGCACGCTGGGCAGCTTAATAAGCATAGCTTGCGCAATGCGATCACCATGATTGACAGTAAAACTACCATCGTTATCAATAGTAATCTTAACCTTAAGTTCCCCAGTGTAGTCGCTATCAATGACGCCCACGCAGTTTGCCAAACGCACGTCATTTTTGAATCCGTGCCCGCTACGGGAATAGACCATAAGCGCGTAACCTTCAGGAATATCAAACGCTAACCCTGTGCGGAATATGTGCTCGTAAGAGAAAATAATTTGCTCACATCCATCTTCACTTTTAAGATCCGCGTGCAGGTCAAAGCAAGCAGCCCCAGCACTGGCAAACGATGGCAGGATTGCGGTGTCTGTTAAGCGTTTTACCCCTAACCGCTTGCAAGGTCTATGGGAAAGAATGTTACTCTTTACACCTACATTTCGCATTTCGCTAATAATAATATCCTTCATAATTTCACCTTATTGGATTGAACCGCGATCAATTAACCATTGTTTCGCGTGCGCTTTAAAAATAATGCGGTAGTCATCAAGACTAATTTCCGCGCGGATGGAATCTTTAACTTCATACCACTGCCATTCACCATTACTGAAGACAACTGGGTTAAGTGGCAAAACAACCTTCCATCCTTTACGTTCTATTTTATACATCAGAACTGGATATCTGCCAAGCTCTTTAGCAGATTGAACAGTCTGCTTCCACCATGTGTTTACTTGTGGCGTAGCGTGGTTTTTTACTTCAACCGCATGGTGGCATGTATTGCTAATGTCGCAACCACCGACCGCACTTTGATTCTGGTTACGCTGAGCAATAGGTTTTTCCGGTAACTGCATCCCCAGCTCTGCGTAAATTTCGGCATAAATTGCATTAAAGAAATCACATACTTCCCGCTCACCGCGTTGACCTTTAGCGCGAATATTTACTGCCATGTTTGTCTCCATAACTTTAATGTAAAACACTTCATAAAGAATTTTATATTAAAGTTATGTTGATCGCAAGGAACAAAAAAGCCCAGGCATAAGGATTCCTGGGCTCTCTTGATTGTCGGATAGCTTACTTTGACTGCCGTCTTCGTCTATCCTGGCCTACTTGTACAGCCTCGCCAAAGGCTGGTGACGGTTTGGTACATCTGGCGCCGTCGCGTTAAACATCGTTCACATCGTTCAGTAAGTTGCGGGTTTACCCTGTCCGCTCCAGGAAGCCTAGCGAAAGTAGTTGCTGTAAGGAGGTACAGCTACCGCTTTCAAGGGCTGAGTTAAGCATCGTTCACTAAGTTAATGTTGTTAAATTGTTAAACCTCGTTAACTGTGGTTATCTTAAAGGATGCAGTCTTGAATGGCAAGCTTCAATTTTGCGCGGTTCCCTTTGCCGCTTTTGGTGCTAAAGTACCATCATTTAACATCAACTCAAAACCTTGTACTTCATAAGTTGGAACAATAGCATAGCCCATGATTGTAAGTACAATAGATTCATCCTCACGACGCGGATAATAAATATGACACCAATGAGGAAAAGCATTGTCGTGACGAATCTCTGCATAAGTTTTATGATCAACCAAAATCTTTTGGATTTGGTTATTGTCCTCATTATTTACATTTTCACGGATAAGCTCCGCATAAATTGCTTCACAGATAGTATTTACAATGCTCATTTTAACACCTCCAACGGACGAAGTAGTTTATAGTGATTTGTTGCAACCCCGCCAGTGTTATTATATTTCTTCATAACACTGATGAACCCTTTTTGCCGAAGACTTCTTATACAGCTTGATATCATTGTCTGTTGCAATCCTGTAATTTTAGCCAATTTTGCATAACTTATGACAATCTCGTTATTAACACGAGGAGCAAATTTTAATGCTTTATATACTAAAATATCATAAGGACACATTTCACACCTCATAGAATGTACATAAACCAGAAATAACCAGCTACGAAAATAGCACCCGCAAATAATTTTAAAAGCTCGAACATTGTTCCCTCCGTCAACTTTATGCTGTAAGTATAGCAGGACTTGCGATGTATGCAACAACTTTAGACTTGAAATACATCTATGAAATAGCACGATTTGCCTTTACCTCTGATCCGTCTAGCTGTACTATTAACCCATAAACAGAGCGGAGGATTACAAAATGGTCATGCTGAATAAAGTATATAGCACAATGGGCGCGGATTATAAAGTTGTACGTCACCCGCGTACTGGTAAATTTGAAGCATACATCCGTCCAATGGGTGAAGGTTGGATGTATTACGGTACTTATGATGATGCTGAGCAAGCTTATAAAGAAGCGGAAAGTGCCGCGGAAGCATCCGAAATTATGGCAAGGTACGACGTCGATGATTACTACCTTAACTAACAATAAAGGGCCTTTCGGCCCTTTATTTATTCCTCTTCTCCTAAGTTTGCCATAATACCTTCAACATCTTGCGTAATGCGCCAAGCTGCGCCAGTGAATCCCAGTTTGATAGTCTCCTCCCGTGTTACCGGAACAAGTGCACCCATAGCAACCATTTCCTTGATCGTAGACTCGATCGCTGCGGACAATCCGTGGTGATAGTTTTTAAACGCGGACTTACTTGCAAGACGAGTAGTAATATCACCCCGCGTGATAATGCCTTCCTTACGCAGATCTACACGTTTAACTTTGACCCAATCTTTAGTTAGATAATTCACACAAACCTGGCACATAGTACGGATACGAGCTTCGTCATTAGTACCGATACCCCCACTATGCCATTCCTTCATAATGATATCCTGTCCATGACGCACAAAGTCCAAGGCCCATTGAACATGATAGGTCTGCACAACCGGATTGATCCAGTTTTCTCCCACAGCTAACAGGGCGGATAGACGTAACACCTTCAGGTGGGCACGGTTCCAGGGCTGACGGATTGCTTCGTCTTTGGTTGCGTTAATATTACGGTCACATTCGTCGTTAAACTGATCACATAATGCTTCCGCTTCTGGACTAAACTGCACTTCAATACTTTGATGCTTTGCCATTGCGACTAAGGTGTGGTTAACAAGATGGCACACCATATCCCGCAAATGCTGATCCATTGTAGTCTGCTGGTTCTTGTTTAAAGGTGGTCGATCCCCTTCATAGCGGACAACATGGAAACGGGATAAGAAACCGTCCTCCATCATTTCACGGGTTAATGCTTCAAAGAACGTATCCGGTGTCGTTTCGCCCATGATGCTATAGGCCACACCTTGTTGAGCTTCCGTATTATTAGCCTTATCAGAATAAGACATACCACCGACAATAGACATCTGACCGGACTTTTGATAAACATCGGTAAGGTCGTTCTTGAAGCTTTGCATCGGTGAACCTGCTGGCGCCGTAGCCATTGCTTTAATAATCTTACCAAACTCACCGTTCAAGTTGATAAAAGATTGTTTGTCCGCAAAAGATTTACGCAGTGCAGAGCCGGAAGCACATCGGTCAAAAGATACAAAGCTATGAATCTGCGGAAACGGTTCCTGAAGCTGGCTAACTATATTAGATAAGCCACTGTTCAACGTTTCTTTACCAACACCAGAACGAGCAATAAGGACAAAATATCCATTAAGACCAGATTGCGGAATCTGCCAGACCTTGCCGCATACACCGGCCATAAATCCTAGTGCCGTCACAATAGAAATTTCTTTCACTGGTCGGACGGATGCTTTGTAGATATACTTCGCAAGCTCCCCAGCAAGCCCCGGCGGCCAGTCAATGGCGGTTGCATCAATAGACGTACTTTCTGCAACTACGGTCTGCCCCTGTGTTGTTTCAACAGTTACGGGCATTTCCGCTACCTGTTGCATTGCACTGTGTGCCGCTTGCATACGGGCAGCATAATCCCGCGCCAGCGCCGCTACGTTTTCCTGGGCAATGCGCTCACGCTCCATGCGACCGCGACACATACGCAAGCAACGGTCAATATGAACATTGTTCTTATTAGCCTTCTCACGTTTGCCCAGTGCGCTATAACGGAACAGACGACGACATTGCTCATTACTTTCCGTGTAGAATGCATACATAGAAATAAGGGCAAGGTCTGCTTCAGACTGGGAAGGGAATCCCATTTCAACCCATTCACCGTTAAATAACCGTGCATACTTATCGCCGTTATCTGCTTCAAGCGCACGCTGATGAATAGTTGCATCATCTTCTACCGGATCTTTTTCTACCAGTTCAATTTCATATGTCTTGCGCTGAAGATCAATTTCATTCACAAGCATAGTAAGGTAATGATCACGTTCTGCAACTGGTTTGTTGTAGACGGGATTGCCCGTGCAGATAATAAAACGCTCCTGACTATAAACCTCGACACCATCACGTCGACGACCTTTACCGATGTTACCTCTTAACCACAGGTGGACACCCAGGCCTGAGCGACTCACTTCGGTGTAAGTATCGAATGCAGTCATGATCTGTTCGAAGCGGCGCAACTGTTCCGGCGTCGTGTGCTTTTTGGGATCCGGTTCATTGGTTGCGTTCTTCACATCCAGGTCGATGCAGGTGAACGGGTCTTGTGCAGTAAGCACGAATCCAATATAAGGTTTATTGAAATGAGCGGCGCAACCTTTGGCAGCTTCAAACGTCATAAGCATATCCGGATCGGTAACGTCCGCCGCCATCAAACGTCCAATATCGTTATCCCATACGAGCGGCTTCTTGTCCGCATCGGCCACCGCCCATTGTGGGAAAGCTTTAATTTCAGCGGGAAACAGTTCCATATTAAATTAAGACCTCCTACGCTTATCGCCTTGCATTGCTATAAGTGCTGGCTCAGCAATTTCGCGCACGTATACAAATACGTTAGCGATACGAACAGCTCCAGGAAGTATATCTCGATTGCGGCACAACTTATAACGACTAACCCCGAAACGGGCTTCAATCTCTGATGTGGTTATATACTTAGCATCAAACTCGTCTTGTGCAGTCATAGCTCCTCCTTTGTCCGCACACTATACACAGATAAGAGGAGCCATTGCAACCAAATTTGCATTATTGCGCAGCAAAGTTCGCATATCCCATAACGCATTCATATACCTCTTCAGGAGTGCGACCTTCCCGTAGATTTATCATCCATTCGTCCAATTGTCCAAGGCGTTGCTGAGCCTTCGTGATGTCATGAAACGCTTGCCATGGAAAAAAGTTTCCCCCAGCTAGTGCAACCTCTATGCCCGTAGCGGCGTTGCCATATGCCTTGAGCTTGCAAACAGGCCAACGTCCACGATTATCCCAAATTACGGGTTCCACGTTTTTATCCGGTCGCGAATACCATCTATTTTTAAGAGATGTGATTTCTTTTTCCGTTAACTGCTCACCCTTCGCACGCTCATTCTTGGCAAGCCAAACTTTAAACACAGACTCATTATTTTTATCCTTTGTTTGGCAAACCTTAAAAGCATTCTCATATGGTGCTTCCGGCCCAAACCGTTTGTAGTAGTCAAACTTGCCGCGGAACTTTGCAACTTCTTTAGTTGTAAGTTCACGATTTTCTTTTTCCTTTATTTGTTCGCGCACCCATGCCATAAACTTATCACGCTCAGGGTTTTCTTTTTTTGCAGCAGCTTTTCCATGTTTAACTTTAGGCGTCACATCTTGTGCGCTATCAAAATAATCCTCAACCATCTTAAGAGCCTGCTCTTTAGTTACCTTTCCGCGAATACGGGAGCACGCTTGCACGACCCAGGCCGCGAAGCACAAATCCTTAACCACATTTGAGTTGGTGCTGGTCGGCTGTTCCTCCGCCACCGCGTTATTGTTAGTCAGCTCTGTATTCATATAGCCTCCGATAGGGTATTGCCTTAACCCTATGGTAAGACCCTCCCTATTAAATTGCAAGAGTTATTGTAAAACAATAGGTATAGGGTGCAATACAGGGTTCATATAGGGTAACCCTATAAACACCCTATAAAATACCCTCCCTATGCAGCTTTCTAAATTTATAGTTTTAGTTTACCCCTTGCGCCCCCGCAGAAAAACTAAAGATAGGGGTACTAGGGTATAACAATGGCAAATACCCTATACCCTACTCCCTATACTATGATTCTAAAAAATTTGGTGTATACCCCTATAAACTTATAAACTTTCAGTCAACTAACTAAAATAAACCTAATTAAACTAATATTAATAATAACTATAAATATATATAAAATAAGGATTTATTATTATTGTATATAGTACCTATTGGTATTATGTGATGAGTTTATAGTCACTAAATAAACTCTATAAATTTTAATAAACCTGAACGGATGCAGATCAAAAATGAGAAGTCAAGTGCTTTTGAGGGAAATTTATTGAACTATTGTGATCGGATGGTATATCAAGCTATAATGCGCTTAATCGCGGGATATTGGAGGAGGACTTTATTGCGCGGTTAACCGGACCAGTAGGAGGGCTGGCCCGGAAGTAGTTTAGAGTTGTACAGGTGTGAAGTGGGCTAGCGTATCGTCGGACATAATACCCGACAGTTTTTCGCTTACCCATTCGGACCAAATACTATCCGGTTCCTGGCGGTGTACAAACCAGATCTCGGATGTGCCTTCTTTGCGCATCGGTTGCACTTCTGCAAGGAACTTGTCCTGCATGAGGCGGGTGAAGCAGACGCTGGTCATTGGAACTGGCTTTTCGTCTTTATTGTAATAAGGGACCAATATTTTATTTCCGAAGTCGGCAACTTCATAAACCGTTCCTTTACGTAGACCTCTGATGTCTGTGTAAGAGCGGATAAATGTTCTCATGTTCACTCCTAGGGCTCCCGCAGAAGCCCGTTGGTTGATGTGGTTATGGATTATGCGTCCAGTCCGTTATATTTGCGCCAGGCGTAGAACTGAATGGCGACCGTTGTCCCGTTGTAAGAAGGCATTGCAGCTTTCATTTCTTTCAGCTCCGGCGTGCGGCCCAGTTCGGCTAAAAGTTTATCGCCCATTGCCCACACGTCGGCGGTTTTTCCTTTCAGAGGCTTGCGAGCGCCATTTTTGAAATCACAGCGAGCAGCTTTTGCATCCTGTTTTGGTGCGGCAGCTTTTGGCTCTTCAATTTTGATCTCAGAAACCTGCGTGGCAGCTTTTGCGTGTTTCATATCTTTCTCTTCCTCCTGCTCCAGAGCTTCGAGGCAGCTTTTGACAATTTCCGGATTTACCATTGGGCGCAGTACCGAGACGCTGGCAGCGGGCGCGGCGGTTGGTGCCGGGACTTTCTGCTCCGGCTGTTGCGCTTTCTTATGGTCGCGCAGCACCTGAAGCACTTCCTTTTCGACGATGTAAAAACCGATCTCGTCCTGATGGATTAACTGTTCGTGTGCGTCGCGTGCAACCTGGCCCCAGCGAGTTTTGAGGGCGCGGCGTGCATTCGTTTTCATGGTGTAGCGCATTTTGTCCTGTTCGCGGTGAGTTACTTTAGACATGGTATAGCTCCTTTCGTTAATATTAGTTTGCTTATTACTGCCCACCGTAATGATGAGCAGTGTATAAGAAAACTTATTGCACGATTGCTACGAAATCGGCGGTTGCGATATCCATGCTTGCGAAAGCAACGATGCTATAGTCGGTGTCGTTGTCCGCGTTAAAAGCTTTGAGGAACTGCTGCACCGCTGCTTTATGGTTAAGAGTTACGTCGATAGCATAGTCCCAGCTATAGACTTTGCGCTTGCCAAAACCTTTAACTGCAATGCGAGCGCTTTTAGTGTTGGTTGGTGCCAAAAATTTGGTGACGATAGAAGTAGCCATGATGTAATCCTCGTTTTGTTTAAGTTGACTTATTATTGCCCAGTCAGATCAACTAGGCAAGATATAAATCACTTAATTTGTACTAAATCGTATTCCTTGTAGATGTCGCTAATGTACATATCAAACTGACCCATTAAGAAGATTTCGGCCTCCTCCCAGCTTGGGGCAGATACATAACCAGCTATTTACCGGAGGCGAGTTCCACTAATTTGAATTCCATGATGCAACCTTAATGTGGTTAAGCAGTATTGCTTTGTTGAAGTAATAATAGCCTTGCATCGTGATATTGAATAGGCCAAAAGTGCTCTTTTAGAATTGTTTTGCATCTAGTGAAAAATACGCTTGCCCTGCATGTTTAGCACTAATGGCCTAACTAACATCACATTATCTGGAGTATTCGCGCGGGCGCACACATACATATAAAGCTGCCAAAATATTTTTATAAAAAGATGCAAAAAGGTGTAGACATATGATCGGTCTAGCATTACTATATACACATACCGCAAGGTACTACAAATTAACTTAAAGGGTACACATTATGTCCATCGTCACTATGTCGTTCTTCGACCATTGCAATAACGAAAAACAAATTATCGTTAACCTGCAAAAAGGGTTTGTTGTCGCACGCAATGCTAACCGCCAATGCATCGCGCTAACCGATTTTGCTTTCCGCCTTAACGTGGACAACACCACCGCTAAAAATATCGTTCACGATACAGCGTTGGAAGCTGCTCACGCTGCGAAGGATAAAGGTATCCGTGCCGCACGCGAGATTATGCACAAGGCGCTCGGCGTCACGTTCTTCGTTGGGATTAAGGGGTAACTACTATGTCACGCAAATACACGCTTACACGCGCACAGCACGCGTTATTATTGCAGGTTATGCGCATGGAGTACGAAGAGACTACATGGGCACAAGCTATGCAGACAGGGCGCGAGTTCTACGCGCAACTAATAGCACAAAATGCCTAGACAACATGATCGGTCTGGTGGATACTACACACATCAACCAAACAACGGGGGTAAACAAAATGCGTAGTTTCAAATGTGTAAGCGTAAATACTACTGGTAACGGTCTGTTCACGGCAGGTAATGTATATGACTTCAACATGGAAAGTTATAAAGACACAACGCTTACAGGTGTAATGTTCGGTGGCGCTCGTGTCGTTCGCTGCCATTTAAACAAGAACACGGAAAATGAATATACCCTTATCAGTCGCTACACGGGCGAGCCGTTAGCTGTGTTCCATGCAGCTTAAGCTATAACGCACACAGCGCCGCGCTAGCGAGCTAATGTACATAGGTAATGGTAATGCATTAGCTCGGGCGAAACAGGCGCACAGCGTCGCGCACAGCTCGCACAGCGCACACAGACCCACGCAGGCCCAGCCGCGCAACCCGACCCATCCTTTTCCAGGTACTTGGATCGCTGGGGCGTGCCCTGTCCATCCTGATAGTATCCTTGTTTGAAAATCTAACTCGTCAACTATGTTGTTGCCGACATACGCACCCATCACATCCCTGTCCACCTACATCCATGACCCCACCTACCTTCTTTTTGAATATATTACACTCATCCTTTCTAAATATATGGATTTTGGTAGTAAATTCTGAGTCGTCAACGTATAATTCGTCTTGTAGCTGCTCCATAGCTATCATCTTTAAGCGGATGCAACCAATTTCTATCAATTCTTACCAGTTTTACAGCATCAAGGAGGTATTTATGTGCGACTCCAGTGCAAGCGCTACACCCAGCACCTCCAGCAATGTGGTTACAGAGGTAAATGCAATGCGATTAGGTCCATATCGCGGCTATTATGGTCGGGCAGCATGGAATGACGCTACTCAACGTTTTGAAGGCTGGATTATCTGTCCGGAACGTGTTAAATTTCACTCCGTAAAAGAGAAAAATATCGTTCTTAATTTTCAAAAATGTGTCACTAAATATGTAGAGGAGCAAGAAGAATGTCTTATCAATTAGCTTTAGAAGCTGCCGGATGCGAAGTATTAGATTATGTTGAATACGGCTGCTATCAAGGTGAGTGGCTTGCATTGATCCGCAAGGACGGCGCTTTGGGAGTTTGCGAAGGGTCTTATGGTTCCTGCTTAGGTTGCGATGCATTTGAGGCTGAATTTGGTTATTTAGATGATGAGGAAGCGGATTACCAGAAACGTCTTGCAGATTTTGGAGAAGGTTACTTACCCGCAAATACTTTTGAAGAGATGATTGCTAAGCTTCAGAAGGATGTTGAAAACTATTCATACGATGACGATTATAAGTCAATGTTGAATACAGTTATTAACTGGCAAAAGCAATACGGGGTTTAAGATGCGTTTAAAGTATAAGCAAAAGATTGTAGAATACTTCGGGATGCAACTTGTTGTCCCTGAATGGGTTAAATGGCTTGCTGTCGATGGTGATGGGGAGCTGTACGGTTACGAATGCGAGCCTGATATCTTAGTTGATGAACCGTGGGACGAATGGTACACAGAAGAAGGTAAATGTTACCGCATTACAGAAGTAGTTCTTGAAGAACATTGGTCTGAAACCTTAGTGGAGCTTTTCTAAAATGCACATAGAAGAGATTGTTGAAGGCAAAGAGTATCGTTTACTGACCGATATTGGTGGTGTTGGGTATACTCCGGATGATGCGGCTTGTTTTAACGTCCTTCCGCAAGGTGCTATCGTGACAGTTAACAAGGTCGTTACCGATTTATACAGTGTTCATGACGGCAGATGGCCACATGCAGTTATTGTCACCTTCGGTAAAGATGGTTATGTGGACCTTGATGGCGAAGACGATACTTACGAAGTTGCGTATACAGGTCTGGTAAGTCCCAATTTCCTGGAAGAAGTATAATTATCAATCTATAATGGGCTCTACGGAGCCCTTAATTATCTGGAGGCTGTTATGCTGTATTTAGGAATGGACGAAACTGGACACGCGATCCCTTCTGTTAACAAGGAGACGCAAGTATTTACAGACTATTACGGGTCTGCTATCCCTGTAGAGCCCTGGGCAAACTTTATTGCTGTAGACGCAGACGGTAAAGTTCATTGTTATGACGCCAAACCTTCTTGCTATGAATCTGGTAAGCAATGGATGCTTGGCGTATACGGTTTGCATGTCCGCTACTGCGGCGAAGTTGACATTGAAGGTGTGGACTGGCGCGATACGTTGAAGGAGATTAAAGATGTCCGCGGCTGAAGTTACGACATTTATAATAGCTTTTGCTGTTGCTTTATTCCTTATAGCTAAGTTAGATTTAATGATGGGATAGTTTATGCGCTTACTCATGGTGTTAGGTGTTATACTTGCCGCTTTCGTTGTATTTGCAATTGTAGACTCTAAAGAAATGGAGCGGCAAAACTGCCAACGTACTGGTAACAGCCGGGATGATATTATTTGGCAATATATTTACGATGCAAAAGGTAATGTTATGTCAATGTATCCTCAGGTTATTACTAAGTATGAATATAAATGCAATGACCGTAACAGGTGGAGATAATAATGGAAGTTACTGAAGCTGCTAAACGCATGGTAAAATTCTATGTCGGTTCTGATGCACCTTTAATTCGCGCTTTTGGTCAGGAACTTTATGTTTTCCAGGGCGATCGAGAGGAGGCTGAAGAAATTGCTCAGGCAATCCTCGATCTGCAAGCAAAAGCGGATCGTGCGGAAGCCCTTGAAGCCGAATGGCGTGCTCAGGAAGAACGTGCCGAAAATGCTGAAACTGAATTAGTCGACTTGCGTGATCGCTATAGTCAATTGGAAGCTGTAGCAAAGGACTTCCTGCGTCGTAATAAATATGGTCCTTTGTTCTATCGTGATCTGTATAACCGTTTTAAGGAGATTGTAAAATGATTACTGCTCAAGAAGCTCGTGAATTAAGCGATAAGCTGGATATTAGCGAAGATATTGAATTTATCAGTGACAGCATTCGCGTAGCTGCTACAAAGGGATACAATAAAGTATCACTGGTAACCAAATACGGCGCTGTTGGCAATCCTGACACTCAAGACCCGACCACTATGAAGATTGCTAAATGGTTAGCTGATTCTGGTTTTACGGTGTTATATTATCCTTCAATGGACCAACGTGATAACGAGCGTACTGAGGTAGCATGGTGATTGAAGAAAATATCAAATATTGGAAAGGCTTTATTGACGAAATGTTGAAACCATTGGAGAAGAAATAATGCTATTAGTCGTCACCGGAGGTCGAAATTTTAAGCATGTGGAGTATATTTATGCTCAATTGGATAAGCTGCATATGCAAAGAAGGATAACCACACTTCGCCACGGTGACGCTGACGGTGTTGACCGCATTTGTGCACAGTGGGCAGAGCGCAACGGTATTAAGACAGAAGCGTTCCCTGCCCCGTGGGACAATCTTTCCTTACCAAATACCAAGATACGGTATAACGCCAAGGGTGCTTATAATGCACAAGCTGGCGCATACCGTAACCAATTAATGCTGGATACTGATCCTAAACCAGATCACGCTATTGTGTTTCCTGGCGGAGCTGGTACTATGGATATGTACAGACGGATTAAAGCATCCGGTATCCATTACACATTAGCGGAGTAAATAATGGCTGACGTTAAAACTATTGTTGATGCAATGGACGAATCCAAAGACTGCCAACTGAAGAAGTCGTTTGAAGTAAAACAGGTTACAGAGACTCAGTTGGTCTGTAATTTTGCGCGTTATTGTGGACTGGGGCGCGGGAAAGACTGGAACGGGCTTATTGTTATGCCCACATCACAAATCCTCGTTTACGTTCGCAATATTCTTGAGGATTTATTATATCTTCAGATTGATATCGGTGATGTAGAAATCAATATGACTGCGAGCTCTACCATTGTGGTTAAATGGCAGTCGGGCGAGACACTGCGTTTGGAAGCGTGCCATTGTGCTAAGAGCCTACACCACCTGCGCGGTTGTCATTACCAGTTCGTTGGGTTTGTACATCCGCAAGGGTTAAGCGAGCGTACGGCGCTTGTAGCGCGTTTGCTTCTGCGTCCTTATAATAACGAGCCGGAAGTTATATACGAGGCATAAAATGTCAGTAAATTTTGTCAAACAGCCAACTTTAAATACATGCGTTTCTGCGTGTTTGGCAATGATCCTTAATAAACCTGTCGAAAAGGTCATTAAGGAATTTCACAGTCGTTATTATAACAACTGGGAAATCACTATCAGCGAATATTTGACTAAAAACGGCGTCCCGCATCATTGTTCAGAAGGTGGTGGGCGTGAAACTTTGCATATGGGAGGTTTGTTCCTGTGCACGGTGCCAAGTCTTAATATTCCTGGCGCATTGCACCAGATTGTGATTGATATGACAGATCACAAGTTTATTGTGCATGATCCAATTAAAGGATGGGAAGGTAAAAAGTTCTATGTTGGTCCGGATCAAGATCCTGAAGAGCCTGGAGCTTTTATCATTCATACTTGGGTCAAAGACGTTGAAATCCTGCCTTATTAATTTTCTTGCTATCACATAACCCTTCATTGTATTGTGTACCCATCGAATAAGAGGGGTACACAATGACCAAACTATACGCCGGATTGTTTTTATTTGCGACGTTGATGTTCGCTGGGCTTTATACCTATACAGTAGTCGAACAACCTTCCACGGTTATCCGAATCTTTGCAAGTACAGGGCTTTGCATCTGTCTTATTCTATTTGTTTTATGCATTGTTATTATCCAAGACCAAAGGAAAATTAAATGACCACAATTGCGTTTGATGGAAAAGTATTAGCTGCGGACCGTGGAGTTATGCGCGGGGAAGCTGTGACTGCTTATAAGAAAGTTCATAGCGTGAATGGACATCGTGGACGGTTTTTACTGGGCTTGTGCGGCCTTACAGCATTTACCGATCAGGTGTTGCGTTATTTTAATAGCGCGGAACCTGTTAAGTTCCCTGATATTAAACTTTACAGCAAAGATGATGATTACGGGCAAACTTGCGGTCTTGCTGTCACTCCGGAAGGTACTTGCCATTTTATTTATAATGATGGTACTTTGAGCGAGCCCATGCTGGATGGATGGGGGTCTGAGGGTAGCGGTTGTGTGTTTGCTGCTGGCGCGTTAGCTGCTGGTGCAAGTGCGAGCGAAGCTATTGAGTTGGCAATTAAACACACCACATGCGCATTCCTGGGAGTTGATACAATATCATTTGAGGGTTTTTAAAATGGAATGGTCTTCCATATTCACTTATTTGGATGGAAAGCTGTTCTGGAAAACTTCTAGAGGTGGTAGAGTTATACCAGGAGCACTTGCTGGTCATGCTACAAAGAGGGGTTACGTCAAAATACGATGCGGTTGTAGTTTCTATCTAAGGCATCGTATAGTATGGGAAATGCATAATGGTTCCATTCCCGAAAATATGCAAATAGATCATATTAATCACGTTCCTGGAGATGATAGGATAGAGAATCTTAGATTAGTTACAAGTACATTAAATAATAGGAACGTAACCAGATCTAAGCTTAATAAGTCTGGTGTTACTGGTGTTTGCTATCACAAAAGAAATAAAAGATGGATAGCTTATATTAATACACAGGTCGGTCAAGTAAGACTTGGCTCTTTTATTAATTTTGAAGATGCTGTCAATGCTCGTAAAAATGCTGAGATTGTATATGAATACCACGAGAATCATGGAACTGAACGTAAGAGTTTTTGATGTTTTACCTTCACAATTAAACTGGAGGATAAAAGATTTTTATAACTATGTCCAAGTGAACGATGATATTTTCTTCACTGATTGTGAGGAGGTAGCTATTGCGATTATTGATAGTCTGCAAACTAATGGCCTTGTTATCTTTTGGGATGGGGTTAACGATTACTCAGTATATTCAGAAAAGTATCTTGGCGAAGGGAACTCATTATTCGCTAAGTCCTGCGTTCTGGCATTCCTTAATAGATGATCCGTCATATCCAATTCAGCTTGCTCCTCTTGATCAAAGCCTGTTAATATTATCAAGCCTAAATCAAGCGGAGGAGGCTTTATCTATGGCACTTCAACCTCGTGGTATTCGTAATAACAATCCAGGCAATATTCGCTGGGGTGACAATTGGCAGGGCTTAGTTCCTGCTGATAAGCGAACCGATAAATCTTTTGCGCAATTCACGCAACCGATTTACGGCATTCGTGCACTAGCGAAAATCCTGACAAACTACACCAAACGTGAAGGCTTACCCAATGTGGGTAAGAAAAACATCGATACTGTACGTGAAATCATCGCTCGCTGGGCACCGCCTAACGAAAACGATACGGAAGCGTATATTCGCTCTGTTGCCAAAGCAATTGGTGTTCAACCTAACGATCCAATTAATGTCTTCGACAAGGCAATTATGTCAGGATTGGTGAAAGCAATCATTCGTCATGAAAATGGCATGATGCCCTATACCGACGACGTAATTAACCGCGCTATTGCAATGGTACTTTAACTGACGGGGCGTTAGCCCCTTTTATTTGGAGGGAACATGTTCAATTCACCCAACGAACATTGGGCAGTTCTAGCGGGGTTTGCGTTTATCTCCCTCATTGGGGGAGCTCTCGGTTATGTCATGCGTACAATAGACGCTGGTAAGAAAGTACGGGCGAGCATTGCATTTCTTGAAGGCTTATCCGCCGCTTTCTTTGGCGTTATAATGTATGCGATCTACAGGGAGTTTAACATCAGCCTTTGGTTCGCTTTTGGCCTTGCTGGCCTATTTGCTTGGGCAGGTTCACGTGCTACGCTAAAAGCCCTAACGTCGCTTATAGCTTCACGGACAGGGATCAAACTCGATTCAGGGGACTGCAAACATGAAAACGATTCTAAATAACTTCTTCGGTTTTATAAAAACTAAACCGCGTCTGTTTATCGAGTATTTGATGATCGGCGCGGTTGTGTTTTTATGCGGGGTGGCTGCATACTTGTGGTCACAGAACGAGCTCAGCAAAACTAATTTAAATCATGCTGAGCAAAGACTAACCGTTGTAGAACGGGACAATGCAAAGCTGGGCGAAGCTGTTGTATTTCTTGCATCCCAACGGGAGAAGGATACTGAATCCTATCGAAAATTGGCTTCAGCGATTGAAAGTGAGCAACATAACCACAGGTTGCTTCAGGACAAATTAAAAGCACTGGAGAAAAGCAATGCCGACGTCAAAGCTTATCTTAATGAGCGTGTTCCTGATGATTTGCGCAGGCTGCTCGACGGAGATACAACCTCCACCACCGCCGCAGATAGTGAAGATAAAACTTCCGGCCCATCTGTTGGTAGAATGTCGGGAAGTTGATAAATATCCTTTGGTTTATACAAGGGACATTATCCAACGTTTGCAGGATACAGAAACAGCTCTGACTGAATGTAAACTGAGGGTTAAGGAAATCATACGCTATGAAGCTGAAAATGTTTCGCTTGATTTTGTAGGATCAAGCAATTATATTCAGCCTAAATAGCAATAAGAAAGGGGGCTTCCATGAACGGGGCAAGTCAAGAGCAATATGATCGTGACTGGACGAATTACATCCAGTATGCAAATAGCTTGTCCGCTGAAGAGATGGCAATACGTGACAAAGTTGTTGCTGAGTACATGTTCGACTACAATTGGACTAACGCTTGCATGAGATGCGGGTTCAATGCTATGTTTGCACAGGAGCTTGGCCAACGCTTTGCCACGGACTGTTATGTTCGATGGAAGCTCAAGGAGATTGAAAGATCCCGTGTTCAACGTACTTCTGAGCAAGCTAACATTGAAGCAGACCTTGAGCGTCAGCATATCATTGAAGCATTAAAACGTGAAGCTCATTATACAGGACCGGGATCTTCTCAAGCTGCTAGAGTCGCCGCATTGGGCAAGCTTGCACAAATTTATGATTTGGATGCTCCCAAGAAGGCTAAGATTGATGTTACTAACAGAGGCGGCGTAATGATAGTCCCTGCTGTAGCAAATATTGACGAATGGGAAAAAACTGCATCCGAGTCTCAACAACGACTAGTTAAAGAGACTGAAGATGGAGCTAAACCGACAACCTGATAACATGCCGCGAGTCGTCTGGAAACCACATCCAGGTTCACAGACACTCGCTCTATCCTGCCCCGCTGATATTATCCTATACCACGGAACTCGCGGTCCTGGAAAAACGGACTGCCAGCTTATGCGTTTCCGTAAGAATGTTGGTGTAGGGTACGGTAAATTTTGGAAGGGTATTATATTCGACCGTGAATATAAAAACCTTGATGACCTTGTAACTAAATCCCAGCGTTGGTTTCCTGAATTTAAAGACGGGGCTAAATTCCTTAGCTCTAAGTCTGATTATAAATGGGTTTGGCCTACAGGTGAAGAGCTACTTTTCCGCGTTGCTTGTAAAGAAAAGGATTACTGGTCTTATCACGGTCACGAATACCCATTTATCGGATGGAACGAATTAACAAAATATCCGGACGGGCGTTTGTTTGAAGCTATGATGTCCTGTAACCGTTCATCTTTCTTACCAGAAGATAACCCAATTATTAATCCAGATGGTACGGTCACATATTTACCGGATATCCCTCTTGAAGTGTTTGCTACCAGTAACCCGTTTGGTGCGGGGCATAACTGGGTTAAGAAACGCTTCATTGACGCTGCACCGATGGGTAAAATACTCAGGAAGACTACGCGAGTGTTTAACCCGAGGACGCAGAAAGACGAAGATGTGGTTACGACGCAATGCCATATCTTTGGTTCGTACCGTGAAAACAAAAACCTAAGTCCAAAATATATTGCAGAACTTATGTCTATCACAGACCCGAACAAGCGTGCTGCATGGTTGGGCGGGAGCTGGGATATTACATCCGGTGGTATGTTCGATGATCTGTGGCGTAGCACTGTTCACAAAGTACGACCATTCCCAATTCCAGCAAGTTGGAAGATTACACGTTCGTTTGACTGGGGTTCTTCAAAACCTTTCTCTGTCGGTTGGTGGGCCATTAGTGATGGTTCGGATGTTGTGCGCGAAGACGGCACTACATTCTCCACGGTCCGCGGTGACCTGTTTAGGATTAACGAATGGTATGGGACCAACGGTAAGACAAACGAAGGTCTACATTTGCTGGACTCAGAAATTGCAAGCGGTATACTGGAGCGGGAATTGGCCTGGGGTATACACGATCGTGTAGTTCCTGGTCCTGCGGATAACTCCATTTGGGATCTGGAGAACAATAACTCCACCGCTGCAACAATGGCGAAGAAAATTCGTCTTAACGGGAAGTTATACGACGGTATACATTGGAAGCGCAGTGATAAGTCTGCTGGGTCGCGTAAACGGGGCTGGCAGAAAATGCGTGAGTTCCTTAAAGCTGCACTGCGGGAAGATGCGAACGGTAAACCTTTGCCCGGTCCGCGCGAGAATCCAGCAATGTACATTTTTGATAACTGCAACTATTTCTTTGAGCTGGTTCCAAGTCTACCTCGCGATGAAGTAGATCAGGACGACGTTGATACGGAATGTGAAGACCATATGGGTGATGAAGTTCGTTATATGGTTCTGGATCAAGCTGTTTATACAGGTGTTGGCAAAACTATCGGTATTTAACTGGAGGGTATATGGGTATTGATGCAACTCACCCGCTATATGACAAGTGGAAGGATGCATGGGTCAAGTGCAACGACTGCTATGAGGGTGAAGATAAAATTAAGGAAGAAGGTGTTAAATATCTACCGCCTTTAGCTTCCATGATTATTGATGGGATGAATAATCCTAATGATTTGGGCTTTCAACGTTGGCTCGCTTATCGTCTGCGTGCTAACTTCCCTGACGATTATTCAAGTGCGGTTACAAACAATTTAGGTCTGCTGCACCAGAAGCCTCCTACAATCCAGCTTCCACCTGAAATGGAATACATGCGGGAGCTGTGTACTGCGGACGGTGAAGACATTATTGCTCTGCTACGTCGCATCAATGAAATGCAGTTAAAAAATGGACGTTTGGGCCTGCTGCTGGACTTGCCGAAAGGTGAGGATGTAAATAACAGACCTTATATTAGCGTTTATGATGCTTTATCCATTATCAACTGGGATGATGGTAAAGATGAATTGGGCAATATCAACTTGAACATGGTTGTTCTGGATGAAAGCGGTCCTGTACGTGTCAATCAGTTTGACTGGAAAGAAGAGAAGCGTTATCGCGTTCTACAATTAGGTCCAATGGACACAGATGAAGTAGCAGGTGGAGCGGTCTACTCCCAACATCTGTTTATTAACAATACCAATTATGATGAAGGGCAAATGATTGCTCCTTATTATAAAGGTAATACGCTGGATGAAATTCCTTTCCAGTTTGTCAATACAACAGATATTACCCCAGCACCGGAAGCGCCGCCATTGTTGGGTCTTGCTAACATTTGTCTAAGCATGTACCGAAGTGACGCGGATTACCGCCAATGCTTGCATATGCAGGGTCAGGATACTTTAGTTGTTGTTGGTGGTTCCATGGAAAATGGAGATAAAGCCCCTCAGCGTATTGGTCCTGGTGCAGTCATTAACGTTTCTCAGGGAGGTGACGCTAAATATGTAGGTGTTAGCGGTGACGGTTTGTCCGAGCAACGTCTTGCACTGGCAGCGGATAAGCAAGAAGCCCAAATTAAAGCCGGGCAAATGGTAAACAACACCAAGAGCACGCAGGAATCAGGCGAAGCTATGAAAACGCGTATTGCTGCGCGTACAGCTAGTTTGATTCGAATTGCGTATACTGGTGCGGCTGGTTTGGAGAACTTGCTGAAGGTTTGCGCTAAGTGGATGGGTGCGGATCCCGAGAAAGTTGTGGTTAAGCCTAATCTTGAATTTACCAAGAGCATGTTTAACGGTCAGGACTTTGTTCAAATTATTACTGCACGCAACCTTAAGGCTCCGATTAGCTTGCAGTCTATTCATGGCTGGCTTGTTGATCAGGGCTTAACCACACTAAGCTTTGAAGAAGAAATGGCAATTCTTGAAGAAGAGCTTAAGAAGTGGCCTCTGCCCGATGATGCTAAAGCTGATTTAAACGCAGAGCAGCAAGTAAGCAAAGATCCTAAGGAAGACGACGCTTCCGATAAAGAATAGTTGCAACTTCCAAGTTGATTGGTTTATATTAACGAACACGGGGCTGGGACGGCTCAGCTCCAAAAACGTCACACGGGTGACAACGGAGATAAGAAATGAAAAAGAGTTCTGTAGCTATTAGTGTTGGTATGGCTTTAATTAATCCACGCGCTCGCGGTGAAGGTGATGTGGAACTGGAATACGAATATGCATCTGCGGAAGAGATCCCGGCAGAGTTTGCAACTCTTTACGCAGAGCAGGGCGGTAAATACGTTCTTGCAAAAGTTAAAGGTGTAGCCCCTGCTGATAGCGTTCGTCGTCTGGAAAGTGCATTGGCAAAAGAACGTAACGACCATCGTCAGGTGAAGCAACAGATTAGCGCACTTGGGCGTCCGGTTGAAGAAGTCCTTGCGGACCTTGATCGTATCCCTCAACTGGAAGCTGCCGCTAACGGTAAAGGTACTCCGGAAGACATCGAAAAGATGGTTAAAGCTCGTCTTGCTCCGCTCGAGCGTCAATTGCAAACTGTAGCAGCTGAACGCGATTCCGTTAAGCAGGAAATTGAAGGCTACCGCACTCGCGAAACTAAAGCGAAGATTAAAGACGCAGTTATTGCTGCTGCATCCGGTGCTAAGCTGCGTCCGTCTGCTATCGAAGATGCGGTGACTTATGCACAGTTGCAAATGACCGTCGACGAGAACGGCAATGTGGTTACGAAAGATGGGGCGGGTGTAACTCCATACCTAACCCCGGCGGATTGGCTTAACGAGATCCTCCCGAAACGTCCTCACTGGGTTGAGGGTTCTGCTGGTGGCGGTGCATCTGGTCCGGGCGCTGGCGGTCATCACGGTGAAGACCCATACAGTCACGACGGTTGGAACATCTCTAAGCAGATGAATCTCTGGAAAACTAATCAATCTTTAGCTAAACGCTTAGCTGAAAAGAATGGCGTAGATCCGCTGAAGCCTGTACGTCCTGCTAAGAAATAAGTTGACATCCCGACGTCCCTGATGTTAAGTTTCAACACATCAGGGACACGGGTTCCTAAACAGCCTTCCACGGGGAAAGGCTACCAACAGTAAACAAATCAATCCTTTTCCTGGAGACAAGTATGTCTAAATCTAAAATTATTCTGCCATTTGGTCGTGGTGAAACTGACCTGACTCGTTTGACGGATGTCATTGTCCCTGAGATCTTCACTGGTTATGTGCAGACGCAGACCGCTGAACTTTCTGCTCTGATTCAATCCGGTGCGGTTGTAATGGACGAGCGTTTATCTGCTAACCTTGCTGGTGCAGGTCTGACTTTTAACGAGCCGTTCTATAACGACCTGAAAGATGAAGACGAAGATATCGCGGTTGATAAAGGTAATCCGTCAAAACCGTCTAATATCACTACCGGATCTGAAGTTCAGGTTCGTATGAGTCGTTCAAAATCCTGGGGTTCTGCGGATCTGGTATCAGCTTTGATTGGTAACGACCCAATGACCGCTATCGGTAACCGCGTGTCTGCGTGGTGGGTCCGCCGTCTGCAAGCTGCATACATCGCAACCTGGAAAGGTGTATTTGCTAATGCGAAGAAATCTCATAACGACGATTTGACTTTCGACATCTCTGGTTCTTCTTTTGTAAATAACCAGACCAACTTTACCGCGTCTAACTTCATCAACGCAACTGCAACGATGGGTGATGCTGCTCGCGGTCTGACCATGATTATGGTACACTCTACCGTTCGTAACCGTATGCGTCAGTTGAACCTGATCGACTTCATTCCGGATGCTCGCGGTGAAACTCAGTTTGAGTATTATCAGGGTCTGCGTATTATTGAAGACGACTCCATGCCGCACGATCCGTCTACTGGTGTGTTTGAAAGCTGGCTGTTCGGCCCGGGCGCAACTGCAATGGGTGCTGGATCACCGAAAGTTCCGACCGCTGTGGTGCGTGACGAAGCCGCTAACCAAGGCGCTGGTGAAGAAGTTCTTCACAACCGTGTTGAATGGATTCTGCATCCGGTTGGCCATGCTTGGGCTGCTGCTCAAACTGCTAAAGGTGGTCCGTCTAACGCTGCTACCACTAACAACCTGGCCCATGAAGATTCCTGGCGTCGTGCGTTCCCTGAGCGCAAGCAGCTTAAAGTTGCACGCCTGATTACTCGTGAGTATCAGGGTTCCTAAGGCTTCACTCAACGCCGCGCTGTAGTATTTTGGGGACATCTTATGTCCCCTCTTTTTTAGGAGAACAACCATGCGTTATCAACGTTATGAGCGACATGACTTGATGGAAAAATCGTTGCAGGTGGAGCCAATTTCGATTACTCTCGATCCTGCTACGATTGACACCACAACTTCAGAAGTAAAAACGGTTACTGTTAAAATAAACTTTGTCCCAGGCGGAACTACAAACAAAGCGTATAGCGCGTCAGTTGACGGTTCCTCTGCTACAATTAAAGACAACGGGGACGGTACAATTACTGTGACCACAACCGAAAGCAGTGGTACTTCAAACTTGACAGTAACGTCCAAGGCAAAGGATAGTGTTACTGGTACATGTGTTATTAATGTGACCTAAAAAATAAGGATTAAACAATGAAGACATTAATTGAAGCATTGTTAGAACTTGATCCGGATAACCCGAATCATTGGACTAGCGACGGTCTACCTAAAGTAGACGCTCTGCGTTTCGCTACCGCTAACCCGTCTTTAACCCGCGACGATATTACGACTGCTGCCCCTCTATTCACCCGCGATAACCGCGTGCTGGAAGAGCCCGAGCCTGTGGAACCCGTTAAATCTGCTGATCCAGTTTTACATGAAGCAGTTAAACAGGAGAAAGCTCATGAAGAACAAAAGAAAGTCGCGGTTGCAACGATGCAAATCGAAGTTAAGATTAGCGAAGCACTGCGTGCTCTTCTGGAGCCGGAAAAAATCGGTGACGCTTCCAGCTTAACCGATGAAGAACTGAAAGCGAAGCGCGAAAAGCTTAGCAATGTGGTTAAAGAGATTGCCCACACTAAGCACGCGCTGGAGCTTGCTATTGCCGACGTTCAAGCGGATCTGGATAAGATTATCGTTGAGCAGGAAAGTCGTCGTCCTAAGTCCGGGCTTACTGCAACTCAGATGTATCTTGAAGCGCAGAAAAAACGTAAACCTGAAGACATGCTTTCTGACCATCTCTTCCAGAACCCTATTGACGATCCGGTCGCCCGTATGGTTGCGCGTAATATGATGCGTCGAGGTTAACCATGGAAATGAGCCATAGACAATATGTGTTGTGGCTCCTCCGACGTAATAGAAAACGGCGTCAAGAAGACGCCGTTTCTGTTCCTGAAGAAGAGCTCCCGCCGCTTATCCCTACAACCATCGCAATGAGGAAGAAAGATGGAGATTCCACTGATAGTTGAAGATGGTACTGGTGTACCGGACGCCAACAGTTATGTTACCATTGAACAAGTCCGCATGTATGCAGCAATGCGAGGTATTGTACTTCCAAGTGAAGACGAAGATCTAAAGACAAAGATCTTTGACGCTATGGATTTTGTGGAAGGGTACAGCCAACGCTTTAAAGGTTATAAAATTAACCCACAGCAACCGCTAAATTGGCCACGCTACGGGGTGTTTGTGGACGGGTTCGAGCTACCCCAAAGCCCCTTACCAAAGGCGCTTATAAACGCTGTTTGCCAGCTTACAGCGGACTCAGCTACTGGCGGTCCTCTTAATGGGAAAACTACTGCATATGCAGTCAAAAGAACTAAAGTAGAAGGTCTTGAGATTGAATACGCAACTGGTAGCACAGCACAGTCAGGTCCAGCAAAAACATATGATAAAGCTATGACGTTTTTATCACCTTTGCTGGGTTATCAAATGGGTAACAGATTAATACGGTGATTTATGAGCTTTCCTTATGAGCAGTTAGTTGAAGCTGCAAAGCAAATGATCAACGACGCTGGCGTTAACTGTACCCTTGTTGTTATGGAGCAAGGGGAAGGTCAAGATGAATGGGACGATCCGAGCGTTGAAAAACGATACCCATTCATTGGAGCTTTCCTTTCACCGAAGGAAAAGATGATTGGCGGCAGTCTTGTTTCTGCTGGTGAACTGAAAGTGTTGACTTACCCAATGACACCTCCATTGACTCGCGATAAAGCAATGACTGCACGCATTGAGCGTGTGTCACCGGATGGGGAACTGGAAGTGTGGACAATAAATGAGTTTGTTGATACACGACCAGCTAACGTTTCTGTTCTTTACACTTTTAAGGTGACGCGATAATGGGATTCGGGGCGGATATTCGACGTGCAAGTCAGAAGGTACTTGTTCAGACAAGCGAACAGGCCAAAAAAGTCGTTGTCAAGTTCACAGAGAACGTGATACAGGATACTCCTGTTAAGACCGGACGCACAAAAGGTGGTTGGCGGTCATCCATTGGTGCGCCGTATGCAACGGAAACTATCCGCCTCGATCCTACTGGAGAGATGGCTAAAGCTGAAGCCCGAGTTATTGCACGCAAACTACCTAATGATAAAGACTGGACTTTCTATTTTAGCAACCTGACACCATATGCTGGCAAACTGGAGTTCTTAGGTTGGTCACAGCAAGCCCCGAACGGTATGGTTCGTATTAACGTAGCGAAGCTTCCAATGTTGATACGTCAAGCTATAGCAGAAGGAAAACTATAATGCTTGGATACGATTTCATTAATGATGCATTTAATAAGATGCTACGCGAAGCAGTTGGACCGGATATTGGTATAGCGTGGAAGAATAAGAAGTTTACACCTAAAGCTAACCAGATGTGGTTAAAGGCAATCAATGCTCCCGCTTCCACTTACGCTGCAACGCTAGGTGATAACGGTCTGAATGAAATTCCAGGCTTCTACCAAATCACAGTATATAGTCCTTTAAACACTGGAACGTCTAAGCAGAATCAAATCTTGGATTCTATTCGGAAAAAGTTTAAACTGGGCTTGCGTATCCCGTGCCCGGATGACCACACGTTACGGATTGTCAGTTTAGACTTTTCGCAAGGTGGACAAACTTCGCTGAACGATTTTACCAAAGGCGGGGTTGAAGATAACTGGGACGTTAACTTTATCACAATCTATTGGTCGGCTCGTGAGCCGAGGTAAGAGAGGATCTAAATATGGCTACAGGTTCACGTTATTCGTGTTACTACGTCAAAGAAGATGTAAGCAACACTACGCCAGCGAGTGCGAAGTTTACTCCGTTCCGTGTGACCAGCTCCGGTCTGGACATTAATATTGCAACGCTGGAATCTGAAGAACTGCGCGATGACGCTGAAACTGCGGACTTCCGCCTCGGTGCTCGCAGTGTTGAAGGTACAGTAACGGGCGAAATGTCCTTCGGCACCTTCGATGATCTTATTGCTGCTGCACTTCGTGGGGAGTGGCAAGACAACGTCCTTAAAGGCGGTATTATCCGTCAGTCGTTTACTTTCGTAGACTATAACGCAGATCTACCGTCAGGTAAATATACAATTTATCGCGGTTGCGAAGTTAATAGCATGACTTTCTCATTGTCTGCTGAAAACATGACCACAGTGGAATTCGGTATTGTTGGTCGCTCGATGGAGATTGCGGAATCGCTTCCATCTGGTGCAACTATCAAAGAGCGTACGACTACTTCACCGATGGATGGTTTCTCCGGCCGCTTGCTGGAAAACGACGAAGAAATCAGCGTTATTACGGAAATCGGTCTTACCGTTGAAAACGATATTGCACCACGCTTTGTTGTTGGTTCTAAGTTCTCCATTGAACCGTCCGCTGGTCGTCGTGCGGTAACTGGTACAGCTAACGTGTACTTCCTGGATAACAAGCTGCGTATGAAGTATCTGGATGAAGTGGAAACTTCAATCAAGTTTGATCTGATTGACCCAAGCAATCCGGAACAAAAATACACTGTGGAAATCCCTCGCGTGAAGTTCACTGAAGCTCCACGTCCTATTAACGGCGAAGGGGATATCATGCTTAATATGGGCTACCGCGGATTGCTGGACCCAACAACCGCAAGTTCCATCAAAATTACCCGCGTTCTAGCGGCAGCCTAAGGATAAGAAATGACCGACACCAAAAAAGCCAAAGTTGTAGTAGCTAAAAGCTTCCGTGATTTTAAAACTGTGAGCCGGGCCAACGACCCGGCAAACACTAAGCCTATGAATGTGGTTATTCCTGGTGTAGGCGACACTGGCGAAAAACTCTACATTCGTAGCCGCTACTGCACAGAGTACCGTGATGCTGAACTGAAAGCACAGCGTCAACTGTTGGCTCTTATGCAGGGTAAAGACGGTGAAGTAACGGATGCTATGAAGGAAGATATCCTTACCCGTTCACTGTGTAACCTTGTAGCAGGTTGGACTTTTGACGAGCCACCGACTGTTGACAACGTGTTTGAGTTCTTAACGGAGAACCCAACTGTCCGAGAAGATCTTAACGTATTTGCCGCTAAAGATAGTAATTTTTTCTAAAAGCGCGCAGACAGTTAATTGATAAGAAGATCCTCCAATGGGAACTAAATAGCAAAGTCCCCGGCGGGGGATCTTCTTTATTATCGCAACTGCAAAAGGTTGAGGAACAGTCTGGTAAGACGCCACCTAAGCTTAAAGAATATCGGGAAAAGGAAATACCGGTTTGCTTTGAATACCTGTCTACTTTATTTGATGACATTTACACTGGAGGGGATTTTAGTTATACAGAATTGCACAGCTATCAGGTAACAATGGGCTTACATCTTCAACCGTACGAATGCGAAATACTGCGACAGCTATGGCTTGAAAAGCGCGTGTCTGAAGCTGAACAAAATGCTAAACTCATGGAAAGTCAAATGCAAAATCAGAATAAAGGTAGAAGGAAAAGGAGAAGGTAATGGCCGAAACTGCTTCGCTAGTAATCAGGGTTGACGCGAAAGGGATTAGCACAGCGGACTCCATGCTGCGTAACCTTGCGCGTACAGGTGACACAGCGGAGCGTTCCGCTCAACGTGTCACATCCAGCTATAAAACATTGTCTAACACATCTAACGAACTTGCAACTGTCACAAGTCGTTTAGATGCTGCAATTGTAGGAATGATCAGCGTTGACACCATTAACCGTGTTATTTCGCTATCGGACTCCTGGACTATCCTCACCAACAAACTTGAACTGGCTCGTACGGGTAATGAAACCGTTGCGGATGCACAGCAACGCGTGTTTGATATTGCCCAGCGGTCACGTACAAGCTTGGAAGCAACTGCAACTCTATATTCCCGTCTCCAGCGTGCAATGAAGAATACTGGTATGACGGGTATGGAGCTTGGACGTATCACTGAAACAATTAACAAAGCGATGATTGTTTCCGGTGCAACGTCACATGAAGCAAGCGCTGCTCTTATTCAGTTTTCGCAAGCAATGGCATCCGGTGTTTTGCGCGGGGATGAATTCCGTTCTGTTGCAGAACAAGCCCCGCGCTTAACTCAAATCATGTCCGATGCGTTAGGTGTTACCATTGGACAATTGCGTGAAATGGCTTACAGCGGCAAGTTGAGCGCCGATGTGGTTATCAAATCGTTGTCTGGTGCTGCGGATACAATTGATAAAGAATTTAGCCGCACTATGCCAACGTTTAACCAGCAATGGACGGTTGCAACAAACAACTTGACTAAGTTCATGGGCGAATCCCAAAAGACTCAAGGTGCGGTTGCTGCATTGGGACAGACGTTTGTTGCGTTATCCGAAAACTTAGGAACGGTTGTAACAGTTGGTTCAGCTTTAGCCACAGTGATTACCGCCCGTATCATTACGGCAATGCTTGCTAAGACTAAAGCGTCTATAGCTGCTGCAAAAGCATCGCAGATGGAAGCTGCACAAACGGCGGCAACTACTGCGGTGATGCAAAGCTCTATTGGCGTTACCGCGCAGAAAGCGGCTGCGGATCGTGCTGCCTCTCTTGCAGCGTTACAGGTTGCTCGCGGGTCATTAGCGGTTGCTAAAGGTACGGCAGCGGAAGCAGGCGCACGTCTTGCGCTTATTAACGCTACCCGTGCGCATTCTGCGGCAATTATGGCGGACGTACAAGCGCGGCAAGCGCTCAATGCTGCGCTTAATGCAACTGTACCAGCCGCAAGCCGAGCAGCTACAGCAATGAGCGTGCTGCGCGGTACTATGGGGTTAATTGGCGGTCCTGTTGGTGTAGCAATGCTGGCAGCGGGTGCAATTTACTCCTATAAAGCGTCGTTGGAAGCTGGTCGTGCGGAAAACAATCAGTTTGCGGATAGTGTTGATTCTGTACGCGAGAAACTGATGCAGATGACAGAAGCTCAGTTGGCAGCTAACGCAGTTAAAGCTCGCGCAATTCTCCCCGAACTTGAAGAGCAAATGAAGCGGGAGCAAACTGCTCTTAAATCTGCAACGGAAACGCAGAAGTTCTATGAAGCACAATTAAAACGTCGCGCTGCGTCCGGTCGTAATACAGCTAGTGCCGAGAAGAATTTACAGATTGCTACGGATAACGTCAAGCTTGCTGCTGAACGTGCTGAAGAAGCTCAACGCCGTTACAACAATGTCTTAGAAATGACAAGCCCTGCTATCGAGAAGATAATTCCGTTAGCTCGTCAGCTTGCAGCGGATATGAAAGCAGTGCTTAATATCAAATCCGGTCCGCTTATTGACGAGAAAGTGCTTGATCGTTTTAAAGGTCAGTTAGGTGACGTTAACCGTGAGATTGACGTTAACACGGTTAAAGGTGCTGGTAATGCTCGCCAGGCTGCAATCCTTAGTGGGCTGTATCAAACTCTGGGCAAAGATGCAGACACCTACGGAAGTCTAATTCGCAAAGTAGCTATGGGGCAGGATGTTAGCTCTGAAGCAACAAGCGAGTCCGCAAAAGAACTTGTTAAATATGCTCAAGAGCTAGCGGAAGCTTACGGCAAGAATTATGATCTTGAAGAAGCGGAGAGAAATCGAACCAAAGCTACAAAAGACGCTATTAAGGCGGATCAACAGAACGCCAAAGTTATTGACGATTTACGCAACAAGCTTAACGAAGTAACCACAGGGGTTAAGGAAAACGCTAAAGCTAAAGCGCAAGCTGTAGCACTCAATAAGTTAAATGCGTCCGCAACGGCTGCGGAAAAAGCAGAAGTTGTTAGTCTTGCTGCTGCAATTTACGATGCAGAAGAAGCTCAAAAGAAACTGGACGAGCGTAAGAAGAATCGTAAGTTTGCTCAGGGTCTGTTAGATGAAGGTATGACAGACTACGCGCAAATTGAATACGAGATGCAAGAAAAGATTATGAAGCTTCACAGGGATCAACAAGCGGATGATCTTGAGCATTATAAGCTCTACGAAGATGCAAAGACGCAAGTCCTGAAGAAAGCAAGTATGGAAAGAGAAAATCTGGATAAAGTTCTTATGAACCGAATGATATCTTTTTCTCAGGAATCCTTAGGCATTATAATGGATGGCCTGTCACAGGCTGTAAGCCAGCAGAACTTCTTTTATAAAGCTATGTTTGCAGCACAGAAAGCAATGCAAATCCCATCAATCCTTGCCAACACGGAAACGGCAGCATCTGCGGCGCTTGCATGGGGTACACAGCAAGGAGGTGCTACGATGGGTGCAACAATGGCAGCTATAGTGAAAACTATGGGTTATGCGTCCGCTGCTACTGTGGGTGGCTTGGCGATCGCTGGTATGGCTCACGACGGTATTGATAACGTTCCGCGTGAAGGTACATGGCTGCTGGATAAGGGTGAACGTGTACTTAATGCTCCGTCTAATGACAAGTTAAATCGCTTCCTGGATAGCCAAGCTTCACAACAAGGTGGCGTGAATATGTCCGGTGGTGTTAGCATTGTTCAGTATATCACGGTGCAAGGGAATGGCGATGCAGCACTCACACAAGCCATGCAAAAAGCGGCCCGTGATGGCGCTGAGCAGGGATATAATAAAGTTCTCAATGACTTTGCATCCCGAGGAACAATTCGTAGAACTGCAATGGGGTAATATATGCTCACTTGGCCCGAAGAAATTAGACCGTCTGAGATGGAATGGTATCTAGTTTCAAACTCTGTAGAATTTACAAGCCCCTTCAATGGGGCTTCCCAAACTGTGTCCTATCCTGGATCACGATGGGAAGCAACGTTGACATTTAGTAATTTAAATGACTGGCAATCCAGAAAGCTTGAATCAACATTAGCTAAGCTTGATGGTAAAGCTGGTCGAATCATGCTCCAGGATTTTGGTCGTTGGGGACGTGCACCGATTGGATCACCTGTGGTTAACGGTGCAAACAATACGGGGACAACTTTATCAACTAAAGGTTGGACACCTAATAGAAAGGTTTTATGGGAAGGGGATTACATCGCAGTAAACAATGAATTAAAATTAATAACCGAGGATGCTTGGAGCGATTCTTCTGGCAACGTGATATTAAATATCGCCCCGATGCTAAGGACTATTCCACCGAATGGGGCTAAAATCGAAACTCAAAAGCCACAAGGGGCTTTCCGGTTAGCGGAAAATACTAACGGGGTTAAGCGTCAGCCAGCTTTTAATAATTCATTCACTCTAAAATTCTCGGAGGCGTTCTAATGCTATTCAGTCCTTTCAGCGATACGCTTCTCAACGCAATGGAGCAGTCGAACGTTAGTCTGGTACTTGCTGCGGAAATTGACTTTCCTTCTGGTGTAACGCGTGTGCATACTGGGACAGGGGTTGTTGTTATTAATGGTCAGACTTTCCTTGGCGTTGGTACTCTTGGGGACGTTGGGTCCGTGACTGAGGAAAACAGCACTAGCTCCAGCACAATGTCCATGGCGCTTAGCGGTCTGGACATGAGTCTTGTTGGGGAGACATTAAACGAAGAAGTTATCGGGCGTAATGTTGTTTGCTATATTGCAGTGATGAGCGATCAAGGTAATGTCATTGCTGCTAATATTTTATTTGAAGGTTTTATTACAGACACCGCATTACAAGCAGGTCAACAGAATGCCTTGAGTTATGTTATTTCCAACGTGTTTGAGCGTTGGTCACAAGGTTTACCGGATCGCTATACAGATGAAAGTCAACAGCGTTTATATCCAGGCGACCGTTTCTTTAGATACATTGCACAAATGGCTGAACGTTCAATCTTTTGGGGGAGTAAGAAAGATGCGCCAGGGTTCTCCTATGAGTAAGTTGCCGGGCTGGCAGACACGTTTATTAACCACAGTAAAGGAGTTGTCATCGACTCCTTTTTCTTGGGGTGAAAATGATTGCTGCACCTTCGCGGCTAAATGTGTTGATGCGCAATACGGCACAAATATCTACGAACAAGTTGCTGGAAAATATAGTACCGAGCTTGGAAGTAAAAAGTTCACTATTGAAAGAGTTGGAACCGCTTACCTTCCATTGTTATTGGATACTTACCTCAGCGAACGAGTTGACAAGAACTATGCGCAAAGAGGCGATGTGGTTACATTTGAGGGAGCATTGGGCTTAACTGCTGGCATATTATGGACTGGATATGTATGGGCTATGGGTCCGAACGGTGTGGAAACATTCCCGCTTAATAAGATCAAAATTACGGATATTTGGAGGGTCTAATGCCACCAGCAATAATTGGAGCAGCAATAGCTTTAGGTGCGTCGGCTGCTGCTGCGGCTAGTATTATTTCGGCTACTACCGCTCTCGTTATCGGTATTGCTGCAACCGCGGCAGGTGCTCTTTTAACTAAGGCACCAAATATGAACTTTGATGCTTACAAGGGGCAGCAAGAGCGTAAACAGGTTCTGCGTGCAGCTACAGCGTCACGTTCTGTTGTATATGGCACGACTGTAGCGTCCGGACTATTAGCATTTGCGGAGGAAGAAGCTGGAGATCAAGATGAAGGTGAATGGATGCATCTTGTTGTCGTTCTTGCCAGTCATAAATTGGAAGGTATTGAAACGATTTGGTTGGGTGATGACGGAATTGATTGGTTTGGTGAAAACGCTACTTGGGAGTTTCATAACGACCGTCAGACTGTTGACCCATTCATGTTAAAACATTGTCCTTCCTGGAAGGAGGATATGATTGGCAAGGGTATTGCATGGCTACGTTTAAGCTTAAAGTTTGATGCTGAAAAATTCCCATCCGGTTTGCCAAACGTCAAGGTGTTGAAAAAGGGACGTAGAGTTTATGACCCACGTTCCGGTCAAACTGTCTTTAGCGATAACGCTGCTCTTGTTATTCTTGATTATTTCCGCACGTATTTAAAGCGAAAGGACGAGAATATTAACTGGGACCAATTCAAGGAAGCTGCTAACATCTGCGATGAGTTTGTTACTAACGCAGATAACACTACGGAAAGACGCTATCGCATTAACGGTGAGTTTGAAGTGGACGAAGCACCTGCCAAGATCCTTGATGCTATGCTTGAAGCTTGCGGTGGGGAACTAACCTATATTGGCGGTAAGCATGGTCTGTTAGTTGGTGCTTATTACGGCCCGGCCACCATGACTTTGGATGAAAGCTGCATTGCTGGGGATATCAAAATAATCCCTGAGACGTCTTATAAAGAGCGTACCAATACCATTACAGGTACATTCGTCGACCCGAAGCAAACATACGCTGAAGCAGATTTCCCTCCAGTTGTGGTTAAGGAATGGGTGGAAAAAGATGGCGGTGAAATAACGCAAGACATGGATTTCCGCTTTGTTACAAGTGAATATCAAGCTCAACGTCTTGCTAATATTATTTTACGTCGTAAGCGTGTTGGTCGAACAATTGAAGTGCCGTGTAACATGAAGGGGTATAAATTCCGCCCTGGCATGTATGTCAACGTAACCATTTCAAATATCAGAATGAAAAACGTTGAGATGCGCGTTACTAAATGGTCATTCGATCCTAAAGGTGGGATTAATCTTGTCCTTCGTCAAGACTTCCTGGAAATGTGGGACGACGCTATTGGTAAGCCAATGGAGCGCCCGGATCTGGTAGACCTTCCGTCTGGTGCTATTGCTCAACCGCAAAACCTTCAGTATCAGGTATTGCAGATTAGCGATGTTGTGCAGGGTGTTTTAACGTGGAGCAATATTGGGCAGGTAGCATATAACCGCGTAGCCGTGCGACAGGGAGGTACAACGGTTTGGACCGCACAAGTCCCTGGCCAAAACGTTCGCGTTACTGGGTTGCTGCGGGGCGCGTATACAGCGCATGTTCAAGCGGTAGCTTATAGCGGGGCAATATCGCCTGAAGCGTATCTGGAATTTAATATTCAGGCTCCGCCGCCACCAACATCTATTGAAGTACAACAGGGTTACTTTGCTATAAGCCTAATCCCTAAATCTGCGAACCTTGCAAACGTTAGCACGCAGTATGATTTCTGGACTTCCGGTGAAACAAGATTGTCATCTGTGTCTACAGACGTTGTTGAGCGTGAAGCAACTCGTAAAGGCATGGGCACAACCTGGACTTCGGAAGGTTTGAAGAATGACCACACTTATTACTGGTATGTGCGCACTATTAACGCTTTCGGATCTTCCGCATTTGTAGAAGTAGCTGCATTGTGCTTCACAACCGCTACAGATTTGATGCCACAAATTGATTCTGAATTCAAGAAGACGGAGACTTATAAAGAGCTCACTACTGAAATCACAGGTGTTAAAGACGGTGTTACTCAGCTTAGCCAAACTGTAGTGGAAACTGAACAGCGTTTAAGTCAAAGCGTTAGCAATGTTCAACAAAGCGTTATTACTTTGGACGGTGTTGTTCAGGATCAGGGCGTTACCATTAACGAACAAGGACAGCTTATCGACGCACAGGGTAAGTTGATTGACACTCAAGGTAAGACTATTGAAACGGTTAGCGCGACCGTGCAGGAGACAAGTAAAGCAGTTGTAGATCTGGAAGGTAATGTTAACGCTCAATGGGGCGCTAAGGTACAGGTTGATAGTAAAGGACAAAAATACGTCGCTGGTATCCAGCTAGGTATGGAGGGTTCCGGTGGGGCTGTTCAGTCTTACTTCATGGTAAGCGCTAACAACTTTGCTATCTATAACCCGACAAATAGCGTAGCAGAACTAGCATTTGCTGTTAAGAACGGTCAAGCGTTCATGAAGGCTGCGTTTATTGAAAATGGTACTATTGACAGCGCTAAAATTTCAGATCAAATTCAGTCAACAAACTACGCAAACAATAGCGCGGGTTGGATGATTAACAAGAATGGTAGCGCTCAGTTTAACAACGTAACGATAAGAGGTACTGTATACGCTAGCAACGGATCTTTCACAGGCACAGTGAACGCAACAAGCGGTAAATTCAAGGGTACTGTGGAAGCTACCAGTTTTGTGGGTGATGTTGCGAATATGTGTGTCATTGCTGAGTCTGCAATACCAAACACACAAACTACAAGTTCAAGAACCTGGACAAAAACTTTCAAAGACTCATCTGGTTCAACATTATCTAAAGACTTTGTGTTGCTATTAAGTTATAGTTTAACCGCATATACATCAAATCAGGCAAGTCGTATAATTGTGACTGCTAACATAGGGGGGACATCAATTACAAGGAGGATTGAGCGAGCTGCTAATGGTCCTGCCATGGATGTAACCATACCTTTAGCAGTGAAAGGAAAGACAGCGTCGAGCGTAACAATAAGCGTTAAGGAGGAGTATACGAACGTCTATGGGAGCTACTTGCGCCCGTCTGTAATATTAATGACTCGCGGAACTGGTAGTTGGTCGTAATAAATAATTAACCCCTCAAACGAGGGGTTAATTTTCAATAATCAATCACACAGTTTGAAGGTGAGCCAATTCGTCGGTATTCGTGATCAATTTCATGGCACCATTGCCCAGTCATTGGAAGCTTTTCGGTATCATAAATTAAAGAACCGTTACCATCGCGATCCAAAGGTTTTGGAATAACGCCGGAATTTGGTTTACCAGTATTTAAACCATTACCACATGCAGTGAGGGACAAACATAATGCCAGCATAATTAGAGCGTGTTTCATCGGGACTCCTTTGTGTTGTTGTCAAGGTTCAATTTTAATATACTTGTTGTGTTGAGTAAGTCAAATAAATGTGGGAGATATTATGGCAACTCGTTTACGTGGTACTTTAGTTGATGGTTTGAACAAGCCTATTATCAACGCTACAGTTGCGCTTTTAGCTAAAGGAAACAGTCTTACCGTATTATCCGGCAGCGAAGCTATCTTTAAAACAAGTGCAACCGGAACTTATGATATTACAGTCCAGACAGGTTATTACAAGGTTATTATCGGTCCACAGGGCGTAGAGCCATATAAAGCTGGTGAAATTGCTATTTACGCGGATAGTAAAGAAGGTACGCTGAATAACTATTTAACTACATGGGCACCGGAAGAATTAACTCCGGAAGTTATTGCTCAGGTAAAAGATTTGGTTGCACAAGCAGAGACGGCTAAGAATGCTTCAGCTTCGTCTGCTACTAAATCCGAGCAAGAACGCGTTAAAGCAGAAGCTGCTGCTAGAAAGGCAGAAGACACTGCTAATGGTATGAAGGCGTCTATTGGTCTTAGCAATGTTCCAAGACATGTAGCAGATATTAGTGGAAACCCTTCTGAGTTCTTAGGGTTTATACGCATATTAAGGACAACTACTGTCGGTTATCCTTCAATTGCTTCTGGTGAAACAGTATTAGCTGGTTTTGTGTCACCGATGGATGGAACTCCAGGATATACTGGTGTATTTGTTGGAGATGTGACTGGGACTTTATATACTTACCGTTGGACTTCAGTTACTGGCGCTATATGGTGGAAACATGTAAAATCAGAAACAATAGACAGATATACACAATTATCCGATTCCACTGCTATTTATAATGCGTCAAAGAGCGCTACCCTTGTCATAAAAGATACTAAAACTTGGGGAGCTTGGGACAATCAAAGCTCCAAATACATACCTCTGGCAATAGCACAGGGTGGCACTGGAGGGGTTACTGACGCGGACGCTCGTACAAACTTAAAGCTTGGCGCTAACGATACCCCGCAATTCAGAAACCTTAATCTTGTTACCGTAGCGGACACGGCGCAAGCCCCTTCCGGTATTGTAAGCGGTTATTTAAATAATAGCTCTGGAGTTCAAAGATGCCGCTACCGCATATATTCTGAAATACGCGGTGACAATAAAGCGTGGTTAACCTTACACCTTCAATCAGACACAGCAACAAATAAATATGCTGGTCTAAGCGTTGATGGTAATTTTCAAATCAATGGAAGTTTTATCGGTAACGCTTTAAGTCTTAGTGATGTCCCTACTTCTAAAGTAAATCTTCAAATTAATAGATTTGTTCAGAACACTGGTGAAACTGATGTGGTTAACCATGCAGGGACAGCTCAAATTTTTATCACTGATAATAAAAATTGGGGAGCTTACGATAAAGAATCAAAGCGCCATATTCCTTTGCCCATTTCACAAGGAGGTACTGGAGCGGTTACTATTGCTGATGCTAAAACCAATCTTCAAATTCCATCTGTAGGTGGGGGTGATTGGTTAACTTATAACGCCCCTCCTGGCGTGGAAGCTGGAAAGTATTATCCCGTTATTATTGATATGGCGTATAGTTCTTTATATGCTTCCGGCGCTTTTATAGATATAAAAACAAAATCCGCCTCTGGCGATGATCCAATGAACTGCTGCACTTTTAACGGTTTTATCCGATGTGGTGGTTGGAGCGATCGTAAAGACGGTGGTTATGGTTACTTCAATAACTATGCAAGAAATGAAATTGCAATAAAATGTATTCTTTCTTCTTCTAAAGATGCAGAAAGGTACGTTGCCATATACGTTGAAGGTCGTGGTTTCCCACTCCAGTTACGTGTCCCCGCATTCTGCGAAGTAACAGTACCAACATCCAATTTCACATATAAGAATACTACATATGCTTGGGGCACTGCTAATCCTGCGACGGATTCAACTGCTGTTCTTACTATGTTTGATTTTTCTTTAAACCGCATAGGATTCTATCAAGCAACAACGGAAGGTAACTATTATATAGGGAATGGGGAACGTATTGTTTTATCGCACGGGATGTCTGTAGGGGATGAATTAAGATTAACCACACCTAAAATCTCTTTCAGCGGGACCATTGCAGCGGGTAACGGTGTCATTGCAGATGGAACATCTGTATCCAATGCCACTTTTTACTCGCGTTACAGAGTCGGTGATGTAATATATGGTGGCGAGTTCCGTGCAAGTGAAAACGCTGCCCAAGTTATTGTCAGAGATCCAGCGGGTATTAACCATCAGTTCTTTAACTTTAATCTTAATGGAACGTTTAGTCCTCCAAACGGCTTGTTGACTTCCACTGGTAATGATTGGAACGGTCAAATTAATACCGTCAATAAATTCTATGCGATTGCTGGAGGGACTAACGGACCAGAACATGAAGGGAACATGGTTTATGGCGGTATCCATGTAGGATTCAGCGGAAACTATGGATTTCAGCTAAGTGGTCGAAATGGTAAATTTTTTGCAAGAACGTTTGAAGCAGGTAATCCAACTACATGGGACCGGATTATTGTTGCAGGTTTATATGGTATAGGTAGACAGTCTATGCTTCTACCAGAAGGAGGACAAGCTGGATTCTATTCGGATAGTCGGGGAGACACTCAATGGGCCCCTGTTAATGGTGCAGGTTTTCAGTCTTCATATGATCCGTATAGGATTTTCCAGTTTTGGATGAATACTTCTGGAGGTGCATATGTCCGATTCAATGATAGTGGTAACGCTCAAGCCACTAAAACAGATAAGCCCTGGGCAACACTTCAAGTCGCTGGTACATCGGATATTAATTTCAAACGTGTTCACGGTGAAATGGACACAGACGTTGCGTTAGATAATATTAGCAAGCTTGAATTTGTTTATTTCAACTACTTGTCCGACGGTCCGGAGCGTGACATTCGCAGAGGTATCATAGCGCAACAGGCTCAGGAAGTTGATCCTGAATATGTGCATAGCGCTGAAACATCCGGAAAAATGACTTTGGACTCTAACCCATTGTTATTGGATGCATTAGCTGCAATACAATCCCTCAAGAAAAAGGATCAAGATAATAAAGACCGCATTAGCAAGCTTGAAACTGAAGTTGAGGAACTCAAAAAATTAGTTGCAACACTTGTTAATAAAGAACCTCTACCATAACCACATCTAACTTCCACAGCGCGTCTTCGGGCGCGCTTTTTATTGACTGTCAATCCCAATTTACAAAATCTTTACATTTGGATCATTGTAAAAAGCATGTTAAGGGGTATGCTTTACTTCGTAACCAGTTGGTTACATCCGCTTAACAAATCCATATATGGAGATTTTCCTATGTCTGACATGACTCTTTTACCTACTAATCTCGGTGGCGACGGTTTCGGTGGTGAAGCTGGTGCGGCTGGTATCGGTGGCGCGATCGGTGGCTTAATTGGTTCCTGGATCGGTAATGGTTGGGGCGGCAATGGTGGTTGGGGTGGTCGCGGTAACTTCGCTGGTCCGGTGGAAGTGCAAGCTTCTGTTGACACCAACGCAATTCTGCAAGCTATCAACAACGGTACTCTTCAGACCATTCAGGGGCAGAACGGTACTAACCTGACTGTTGAGCGCTCCGCTGCTTCTACCTATAACGGTATTACTCAGCAGAACACTCAGAACCTACTGGCTTCCGTTCAGGGCTTTGCTGGTCTGAACACGCAAATCCAGGGCGGCACCAGCCAAGTGCTTGCGGCTCTGTGTAGCAACGAAGCGGCTAACATTACCCGTTCTTTCCAGGCTCAGTTAGAAGCTCAGAAGTGTTGCTGCGAAACCAACCTGAACATCGAGCGTCAAGCAGAAGCTACTCGTGCTCTCCTGCGCGATCAGCACGCACAAGCGCAAGCTGTTCTGATCTGTGACCTGAAGTCCCAGTTGCAGGAAGCTCGCTTTGCAAACTCTCAGTTGGCGCAGACGGCTGGCCTTACCTGTAAAATCAATCAGGTTGAGCAGTTAGTTAACTTTAAACTGCCAACTCCTCCGACTCCTCCGACTGGCTGCTGCTAATCGTTGAAGTGTGGTTAAACTAAAGCGCCTTTCGCTCCTCCGCTTGGGGCGCTTTTAACAGAGGTAATATCATGAGCCACATTAAAATCGCAACGATGGGAATACCACGGGTTAAATTGCCTAAGGTTGCTTTACCTCGCATTAGGGTAGGTGAGCACCACCATGAACATGAGAAAGAGGAATATAAACATGCTCACTCTTATGCTCGAGATCATGAACATATGGCAGCTATGTCAAATGTTCTTGACCGGATGGAAGAACCTCCGCATACGTGGGCGGCGTACCACGACAAGCCCGGCGGTATGATGTCCATTGTTGAAATGGAATACCGCGAATTAATGGAGTGTAAGAAAGAAGGCGACCGCGCAGGGATCATGAAAGAGTTGACTGATCTTGCCGCAGCTTGTACTTGCGCTCTTCAAAAAATGAAAGATATGTAAGAATAGGAAGCCGACATGCAAAACGTAAACGCAGGAATGGGCGTAACCCAGTTCAACGGGATGAAACCGAAAAACTCCATCAACATGGGCGGTGTTGATTGGACGTTACGTCGGGACGCTACCGATTCAACTACCATGTTCCCACACCAGAAGGTGAGCTGGCTTAATGCAGGCTGTGAACCTATGGGTGATGGAAGGGTTCATTACTGTTGGATTATGGGAGTGATACCGCCTACGCCGGGCACTATCGAACGACCCGTGAATGTGATGTATGTCGGCTTCCACCAGTTCAAGATCACAATTGCTCCAAACTCCATTAGTCAGTCAGATCTTGATCGTATGCATGTTTACGTCAGCGATGGTACAGACTTCGCAGGGGATTTTATTAGTAAGTTTCTTGGTATGCAACCAGAGCAGCCTGTAGAAGCACGCGAGCATATTAGCCCGTGGCCACCCATGATTGATCAGGAAGTGCTGCAACCAAAGACCGCTCAAACGGTCCCTCAGAAACCGGAGCAGAAGGTGAAACCAAATGACGAAGAATGAAGGTATTGATAAAGTCGTTGAAGGGCTTTCTATTCGTGCTCATGTTATAGCAGACGAAGGTCATGATCAACTTACAATTATGAAATCTGCATTCAGCGATTTTAAGTCCCTTGGAAACTTAAGCGGGTTAATGACTGTGGTGTCGACCGGAAAATTAACCCAGCAGCAAATCAGTCTAGCTCAGCGTATTGCTGTTAAAGTTATTGCGGTACTTGGGATGATTGAAGCTGAAAAGCCCAGTTCCAAGCAGGATAACGAAAGCGACCTTTAAGGAGGTCTACTATGTGTGGTAATACTAACCGTTGCTGTCTAGGCAGTCCTGCAACACAAGCAGGTATACTTCAGGGGCAATTGGCTCAAGCAGCGTGTAATTGCAAAACTTTTCAACCAGTAGCGCCAACTCCTGTGTTTGTGAATGCTTTTGCACCGCCTGTTTTCAATACTTTTGGCGTATACCCATACGGTGCTTTCTTTCGTATATTCTAAGAAGAGAAAAGGGGCAAACGCCCCCTTTCTTTAACGCTTATGAAAAGCTGACAGGATTGCAAGTGTTACAGCACCCAATCCGACGACGGTAGCATAAGTGAGTTGGTGTTGAACTTTAACAAAGCCATAATAGGTGCTAGGGATGTCTACAATCCCAAACGCCATGGCAAAGCTGGTCCCAAGTAGTGCTACAGCAAGGGCGCGTAATAACGCCCTGCTCATTGCTGTAAAGCCCTTCTCATTACTATCTACGGTCATTATAACAACAATGATTAGAAATAGCGAAACGACAACTAATAGATATTCCATCATTTGCGTCTCCTGTACATGTATTGATCATACGCAGTCGCAATAATAGTGACTGGCCAGCAAGCGAGTATACATAGAAGACTTACAATCTTCTCCCAACGTTTCTTATGGGCTAGCGCATAATCATAGTTATTCCAACAAAAGAAATAAGTCATTGCTGCAATGATTGCGCCAATTACAAAATACATAACCACATACTCACTCATTAACAAACTCCCATGTTAAATGATTACGATATACACCATTGTCTACATACCGTCCGGGACGTGGATCAAAGCTAGGTACAGTAAATACTAACGTTCCCGCAGTGTAAAGTTGCACCTTTTGTCCGTCCCACGGTCCGCCTATCAATTTAAAAGTCTGCCGATAACCTTTTGCAGCTTTAGCCATGCTCACTCCTTAAATACCCGCGCGAACGCGGGTATTATTTTATTACGCTTCCGGTGTTTCCGGTGATGGTTCATCAGGAACAACAATAACGTCGGCTAAAACTTTTAACGCTTCTTGCTGCTCCGCGGTCATATTATTCCAGTAATAGACGTGAATGTAAATTACTGGTTTGTCACCATGTTGCCACGGTTCGCGACTTGCTACATCCACACCTAAATCGCTTGCTACGCTTTTTTCTTTACCAGCCATGCTAATATACCCCTTTAAGGTTTTACACGCGGCTAGCCCCCAAAAGTACCCATATGATCAAGGGTTCTAATGCGCTGCTCCAGCCAACGTGCGTTCTTTTCAAAATGTTTATTGGTACGCGCTGCTTTGCACGCATCAATAATACCTAACTCACATCCAAGCTGCGTTTGTCCCATCACGTAAGAATGGGTCAACATGCTGGATACAAGCTCTTCACATTGTAACTTAATAGGATGGTCTTGGCATAGTTTCTTTGCTGCATCTTTTAAATCCACAGCTTGGACACCAGGCGCTATCAGCAAAGTTACGAGTAATAAACGTTTCATTATGCTTTCCCTTTACGACATAAGGCTTGAAGTTCCAGAAGCGCATCAATGTCTTCCTGTGGAGTTACACCAACGTGAATTGGATATTTAGCGCGGCATTCGTTGCCGACTTCAACAGTGTGGTTAATGTAGCCGTAAACACATCCGCCAATAACAGTGAAGATAAGCGCAACAATCATTGTAAGGTACTTACCTTGTTTGCGTTCTTCATTTTGTTTATTAAGCTGACGGTTAAGTTCTACCGCGTCGATTTTACCTTTATTGTAATCGTCTACTAAGCTCATTTTGTATCTCCTCTTGTTGTATGCATATATTAAAACAGACCCGCGAAGGGTCTGCAAGTAGAATTTAGGCGTATCCCATGTCTTCGAGATACTTCTCTGCTTTAGCTATATAAGCATCATAATCTATGTCGTCCGGTATTTTATCCGGTAGCGTCATAATCGGGACGCCTCCCGCGCTACCAGCTACACGGTTGCCCGAGTTAGCATAGATTATTTCAGGTGTTTCTTCATTAGTGCTTAAGTACCAGCGTACAACCTTACCCAAAAATTCGCCATTCCATACCGCGCCACCTTTTACCGCACGTAGGATAATGAATTTTCTAATATCGTTGCAATTGCGTATAGTACGAGAAACAGGCGTACCGTGGGCCAAACATTCACATACAGCTTCCATAATGATCTCACCAGTACAGTTCTTTTGAAGACCTGTCTTTGCGAACCACCCTTTACGTTTAATTTCAACATTTCCTTCCTCGTCAGGTTCTTTTACTGCAACATAGTTATTGACGTTAGCGCTGTACAGCTTGTCATAGTAGTTGGACTCCATTACAAAACCTGTTACGGATTCCCACCACTTGATCATATTATCAACGAAGTCCTGCATGTGGTCCGGATACTTAAGCACAATGCCGTCCGTGTTGGCTGAAATTACTTTAACTCCGTTCAGCTCAAACGCTTCAATAAGCATTAACAGCGATAACTGCCCAGTTAATGTAACTTGTATCAATAATTGCGGAGCGTACAGTACAGACCACATTGATCCCAACTTACCGAACGATCCGTTGATTACGATCTTCAGAGTATTGGCTGTGTTCTTGTCCCCTGACTGCTTAGCTGCAATACGGCGGTCTACAATGCTTTTATAAACACGAAGAAACGCTGGTCCCAACTGTTCTGGATATAAGCCCTGATTAAGAATGATTGTAGGATAATAAGACGTTACGTCAATGTCCCGCTTTTTGATACCAGGCTCTTTACCGTGGCCAGCACACTCTTCGGAGCTGTGCAAACCACCAATACCCATACGGTAGACACCGTCCGCAATCTTGATCTCAAGACCTGTTAATGCAGGAGGTAAGCTGACACCACCGTTATCGCTAACAATAAAGCGACAGTCCCGAACAATATCCAAAACACTATTCATCAGAGGTGTTTGAAAACGAATAAAGTCCGGTATGTTATATGCATATTTAGTTCCAGGATAAACTTGTGGACGCTGCGGACGCACGCCCGTTAACGCTTGAATTTCGTGTTTAATCACGTCTTCTGCAATCTGCGCATCAGAACGTGAACGCAGATCCACACCGTATTCTTTCGACATAATTTCACGAAGATGTAAAGGTTCCTGTAATGCAATAAAACATTCTTCCGTCTGTACAAGGTCGTTAATACAGTACCAGCGTACAATCAACATCTGGTCCTGCGTCAGCATTGTATTTGGCTTGAACGGTAAATCCTGCATACGGCGAGTATGTACACGTCCGCCATATTGTTTCAAACCACCGGACCCAGGCAGCACTTCCATAATATCGATGTGGTTAACGTTCTGCATACGCTTGAGACGGTAACTCTTCAATACATCCGAAGGACGCCAGTCTTCAACGATTATTTTATCAGTTGCGTCTTTAAGCTGAGCATTAGAGCAGCCGTTAAGCGCAAGCGTAGCAATGGGCATATCGTACCCGTTACCGTTAAAGCTTACGATAAGGAAGTTTGTCATTACCCAGTTAAGTAATAAGCAATTCAAACTACAACCGTGATACATCTCGAAGTAGACAACTTTCTTAGTTCGCACTCCGCGAAATGCAATTAAGAAATAATTTGGATAACATTCTATATCATATACAAGCGGTTCGCGGTTAATCCATGCTTGAATAAGTTCGTCCTGTGTGTACAGGTTGTATTGGAAGTTCCGCGCTTCCTCAAGGTTAGGCAAATAATCCGGGCGCTCCCAAGTTCGCTCCGGCGGTAAACGTTTAACCTTTTCTTTCTTTGCTTTTGGCTCAGGCGGTAAGTCCTGCCAAAAGAAACCAATAGCATCTGTCCGCATTAGACACGTTCTCCAATTAATACACCGCGAAGATTTTCCCCAAAGAATGCACAAGGTTGCGGATATAAACTAAAGTCCGCAGTCTTAACCACATTTTCGAGTAATAACAGGATGTCGATATTGTAAACTCCTGTTATTGATCTGTCCTGCAATACGAAGCTTGCACCTTCTGCATCATCGTAATGAGTACGTGCTAGACCGTTTTCAATATATACGCGAGGACGATCTTCCGCAAACGGTTTGATTTTATGCAGACCCTCAAAAAGTCCTGGATCAACAGGATGTGCATTGCATTGAACATTTAAAATACGACGTATATCAGGCCACTCCGCATCAATAAGCTGTGTCCGCAACCAGCGACCTTCCGGATAATGAAACGTGACATTGTTCTTGCTAACCTGAATATGTGTCGGGTTAGATTTAATACGCAGTATTTCTTTAATAGCAACAGACGGTATTATGCAGTCAATAGGGAATTGATTACCGAACCAATATTCCGCAATGGTGACGTTATTTGTAGCAAACAGGCTACCGTTATTAATCAGAATACCGCAAGCCCACGGGCGGGATGCATCTGAGCCTACAAACGGAGCAACGGACTTCACACCGTGTACGAAGCGAGCACCGTCTATTTCGTATAACTCCCCTTCAGGGAATACGTGAGGCGTTTCCTTGTCAATGCAGCGTATAGCAACACGAAAAGGCCCGGACTTGATATTAAGTTTACCGTTAGCCATCATTGTTAGCTGCACTGTTTCATCGCAGTTCGAAATAGCTTTAATCATAGGGCCAGCTTCGGGCTTGCAATCAATATCCAGCTCAATAGGGCTACCCAGTGCAATAACACCGTTAAAGCCCTGTACCTGTCCGTCACGAATAAGAAAACTGGTAAGCCCTTCTACCAGTTCCTTTTTAGCGACCGAGCCTTGAACAAATTTAAGAGCGTCTAACATTAGCGGTCCTCGATTGCTCTAATTGTGGTTAAATCTAATTCACAGGTTGGAGGGTATCCATAAAGTCCAATTTGTTTTCCTTGTGCATTAAACCATGTACCTGACGGATCCTGCCACTGCTTAGGTGTCTTGTGGAGAAATACTACTCTGTTTTCACCGTAATAATTAATTCTTACACCTGTGTGAGTATATTTACGTTTACCTTTTGGTCTTCTTAAGTTAGCCATCAGAACAACTCCATTACACGATCACGGAATGTGCCGTCATGGGTGGCGTTAATGTTTGCAGCAATTACACCATACGCCCATAAGTTGAAGGCAGCACGTGATTCATAGATTGTTGATAAACGTTCGTAAGTGAAACCGTTTTGCTCAAGGTATTTAAGGACAGCGTCTTGTTCAATTTCAGTTAATGTTGAAACATGCTTACCAAAATGGTGGCGGTCCGGCGACTTATCTGATACGCGCATTGGGCCCCACGGAGGAGTAACCACACTTCCAAACGCTGCTGCTTGAATCCAGGAGGATGAGTCACAGCTATACCACGGATAACGCTCCATAATGGTTGTGGACGTAATACCAAACGCATGAAGTTTAATCTTAGCACGTCCGCTACCGTCGCAAATATATTTGTCCCACATGCGGTCAAGCCAAGTTTTAAGCGTGTCTGTGGAACGCCCTACCATGCCACCGATGGTGATATATTCGTAGTTCTTCATGTAGTATTCAAGATAGCGGAAGTCCTCCCCAAAGTGAAAGCAAGGTAACGGTTTAGCACCGCGTGCTTCCATTTCAAGTTGGTTACGGTAGGTTTGCAACGGATCACCGATACCATCGAGCACCGACGCCATTACTGCGCCATCTTCTACGCGAAGGATGTCTTTGTTGCGCTTGATGTATTCGCAGTATTCAACAATATCAATGTGAGCACCTAACGAGTGCGCGGAGAATGCACCGGAGTCGAGAAACACTTTAGCCCCGTCCGCACGCATCTGATCGACATACTTCTGACGCCCAACGTAGTGGTATGATTCCAAAATATGGGGCAGATTGCGCGTGATATTTTTCTCATGCTCAGACAGCTTTTCATAACGCTGCTGGCCAGGCATATAGCCGTTAGTATACACAGCCGCCATGAATACATTCATATCTTAAATAAACCTCCAATGACTAAAAAGCCCATACCAGTATTATGACCGATATGGGCTTGATCTGTAAAGCTATCTATTATTTAAAATTAGCTTTCTTAGTTTCGCTAATTTTACGTTTGGTTTCCTCTGTATGATGTTTCCCGTACATTGGATTCAGTTCACCATATTTTTGATACATTGGGTTATCTTTCCCAAACCGTGGACGTGTCCTTGCCCTCCCTCTAACTTTCTTATCCAACCCGTTTTGTTTTTGATCTCCTAAATATAAATGATCTGGGTTAATGCAAGACGGATTATCACATGTATGCAGAACGCACCCTGTAGCGGAATCAGGTAAACCAATTTCTCCTTTGTACAGTTTATAGCTCTCGCGATGCGCAAAACTAAAAATTCGTTCACCTTTGGAACCACTAATCATTCTACCGTAACCGTCTTTATCCTTACTACCAGTCCAGTTCCAGCAACCAGTAGAAGGGTCTATAACGTATTTGCTTAGTCTTTCGGACATCGGCTTTTTAGTATAGACCCTTGGCATATTAACGAATCCGTTGATAATTAGTAGCAGATTCTAAAAATTCTTGGCGCCATTGTTTACCAATATCACTACCATGTTCCAGCTCTGTAGCTCCACGGAAAGCTTTCGTAATAGTGCTCGAGCCACAAACCTGCTTGATTCCTCTTGCCTCCATGCACATATGCTTAGCGTCAATATAAACACATACAGCTTTCGGGTTTAAATGCTCCTGAATAGCGTCTGCAATCTGGTTAGTAAGACGTTCCTGAACTTGCAGTCGACGACTAAAAGCATCCACAACGCGAGACAGCTTACTAAGCCCAACAATCTTCCCATTGGGGACATAACCAACAACAGCACGACCGATGATAGGAGCCATGTGATGCTCACAATGACTGTATACAGGAATATCACGGACAATGACCATTTCATTGGTGTTTTCCGCCCCATCCTCAAAGGTTTTAAACAGTCCAGCAATATCTACATCATAGCCCCCGAACCACGTCTGGTATGCTTTAGCAACACGATATGGAGTCTCTTCCAAACCTGGACGTAATTCAATGCAATCTTCAATACGAGTTAGTAAAGTACGCACAGCTCGAGTAATATCAAATTGAGTAGCTTCGTTATCAATAGTAAATTTTGGCATGGTTTGCAGTTTCCTTGTTGTTAATGTGGTCATATTACAGGCTATAGTTTACGTGACATTTCGAAGTTTCTTCGATGGTGCATTCTACAAGTTGAACACCATGTTCGTCAAGCAGTTGTGGCCCAATTACGTTGACCATATATGCAGCTAAGTTTTCCGCAGTTGGGTTGAATGGTAAAGATACCAATGAGCTTAAGAAATGCTCATGGTCTTCATGTTCCAGAGGACAACTCGGGCGACTTGCTGCAATTTTCAAAGCGTCAATCAAATTATCACGATTCCAATGCAGGAACTTATGATCCCAATTATCTTCCAACCACTGGCAGAGCGTAGTTTTAACCACACTGAAGTCGATAACCCGCCCAACGTCGTCCAGCAAGTTACTATTGATTTCTTGAAACCCTTTTTTCGGCGCAACCTTAAAGTGAAACTTATAGTTGTGACCGTGAAGGTGACGACACTTACTTTCATGACCCACAACGCGGTGACCAGCGCAAATTTCATGTGAACGAATTACTGTATAACTCATTTTAATACCTCTTTAGACTGTTCAATTTCTAACGCACGCTGCGCCGACGCAATAATGTCTTTCAAATCTTCTACAAGACTTTTATGACCGCGTTCGCCAGGCTGCAACGCCTTTTTAATCAAATGTTGTAAAGCTGGGTTAGTTGTCTTCCAAGCTTCCAAGACATCATAGACGTCCACGATGCATTTTACAACATTCCCGTTTTGATCTTTACCATAAATAACTTTCTGATATTTATTCATGGGAATTTTAGACGGTTCGTATTTCATAAAAATTGCGGTTTTGTCAGTTCGCCAATTGGGTAAATTCCCTTCAATAGCTTGCTTGGCATAATCCTCCGCAACGATATATCGCCAGGCTATAATATCTTGAATTTTATAAGGGCTATTCTCATCCATAGCTGAACGCCCTTCTACAGCCCAATCCCATCCATCTAATAGATTCTTAACGTGTGTGCCGTTGCGCAAACGAACTTCAAACTTTTCATTGCGAAGAAAGATAGGCATTCCTTTCCCATCGTGCTGGTGCCAAATTTTATTCAAATTATCTTTCATTTTTACACTCTCGCTGTACGTGAATGAACTTCGTAAACAATCCAAAGGATAGCGGACGCTGTGAACTTACTTAAGCTCATTGCTACCATAGATCCTGGATTAACAATACCTATAATACTTAAGAACACAATGGAATCAATTGGTACAGCTACCAAAGAGCTGATAAATACACGTTGATGAAACGGCTTCTTAGTAATCGTGTATACCGCATAGTCCGCAAACTCGCTAAGAGCAAAGGATGCAACGGATGCAACTACAACCGCAGGATTACCGAACACCCAGCTAAGGATGCAACCAACAATCATTGCCGGGATGACGCCTTTACCAGCGTTACGCTGTGCGTAATCACGCAGGACAAAGATAATGCCTACAAAGAAAGCCATCATTGGGACTACGCCAAGTGGCGTGTTAAGCATTGGAAGGTAGGAAAATCCCAGATTTACGAATATGATTGCAGCCAAGTAAGCAACGATAAATTTCATACTTTTGTTCTCCAGTTTTAACAGCGCTATTCGCTGGTTGTTGGGTTTAAAAGCTTTAGTAGTATAGTTGGGTTACCGCACCCTAAACAATGCGCTAGCGGTGCGGTTTTCGCGGTAAGATCAAGCTTTGCTGATAAATTCGCTATAGCCTTTAGCGCGAAGTTTACACGCCGGGCATTCCCCGCAACCGTATCCCCAGTCATGCAGAGTGCGACGGACGCCATTATAGCACGTATGGGACTGCTCAATTACTGTGGTTAAGAAACCAACCTTATCCGCCAGCTCAAACGTTTCTGCTTTATTTAAACGCATAAGCGGAGTAACAAAATGGATATCTGTTTCATATCCAACGTTTAATGTAGCTTCAAGAAGGTCTACAAACTGCTGACGGCAATCCGGATAACCGCTATAGTCCGTTTCACAAACGCCCGTAACCACATATCGGGCTCCAACCTTCTGCGCGTAGGCGTGCGCGGTAGTCAGGAAAAGAGCATTACGGTTGGGCACAAAGCTTGCCGGAAGGTTGTTGTGCTGTTCGTGATGTTCGTTAACATCACCTTCGTTCCCGATTAAAGCACTATTGCCGATCTGTTTCAAAGCAGGTAATTCAAAGACAACAAACGGGACATTGTGCTCTTTACAAATTTGATTAGCACAAGCCAGCTCAATGTTATGACGTTGACCGTATGCAAAACCAATAGCGTACACCTTATCATAGTTATTAAGCGCAAGACCCAAACAGGTCACGCTGTCCTGGCCGCCAGACAGGACGACAACGGCGGAGTTATGATTTTTTACAGGGAATACCAGTTTATCTAATTTATTCATTTTAGAAACCTTTAAGGCTAATATTAAGGTTAATGACTACTTGTTCAACTACAGCTTCAGAGGTTACCTGACGCTGGTGTATCTCAAGCTCCGTATGTATTTTCTTGGATGCAGCACGACAAATAGCGTCATTCAACTCGTCTTGTAAACGTTGAATTTTCTGCATAAGGATTACAGTTTCTTCATTCATTTACTTCACCTTTAATATCACAAGGGTTGATTGTTACGTTAGACATTACAATTGGATGATTGCGCGCTCCAATTGTGCTAACGTGATTAATATCTAATTCTACATGCACGCCCTGCATAGTAGCGTGAGCAATTGAAGAATTAAGTTTTTCTACCAGCTCAGTAATCATTTCCTGATGCTGTTTCGCTTCTTCCAAAGTGATCATTTAAACCTCCGTTAATGTTTGAGTCCAGTCTAAGCCTTCAAGATCTACATCAGCTATTTCATCGTACTCGTAAGCTTCCGGATCTGCTGGCAACCATCTATCAAAGCGATGGCTAAGTTCTGGAGGAATTGCTTCATACCCCCAAACCTTCCCATCCTTGTCGGCTGCCAGATAATCAACTCGACTTGGAACGGTTAAAGTGACACCACAAAAATTAACATCTTTAGTATGCACAACCTGGCTTAACACACGCATTATTCCACTCCGATATATTTGTGAACCTGAAGCTGCAACGTGTAACCGTGTTTCATACAGCTTTGGACAACGGCTTGGATATTACTGTGGTTAAGGTCTTCATCCTGCTCGTCCATTGGCTGTAAATATATCTTACCCTTGAAACCCTTCGGAGGTCTAGCGATAAATGGCGTAGCTTGATGATCTAATGCCTGAAGCGGCAAACCATCTTCCACGTTTACACAGCACGCTTTAAGTACATATTTAAATGCATTAGCGCGGCGCAGCACAGAAGGATGAATCTTTGAGGTCTTGGGACTACATACAATTACAGGTAACTGGGAAAAGTTCTTAGGTAAAGGCATAGACCCATTAGTTTCAATTTGCACCAAATACCCGCGCGATAACAGTTGTTCAATAAACGGGTTAATTTGCTGACGGAACGGTTCACCCCCAGTGATAACCACAAGTGAGGTGCTATTACCTGATTCCAGCTTACGGCTTTCGATTAAACGCATAATATCGACAATATGATAAAGACTACGACCAACAGTATAATCCGTATCACAGCCAGGACATTGCAGGTTGCACCCAGCAAGACGCACAAATACAGCAGGTTGTCCGCAGAATGGACCTTCACCCTGAATGGTAGAGAATACCGAATGCACGTCTAAATACATATCGTTTTCTTTAGAACGAGACTCGGGAGCTTGTTGATTAATATTCATCTTAAATCCTCTAGTGAAAAAGAAAGCGCCTCATTGGGCGCTTTCATTATAACGTGATATGTTTTGATATTACAAGCCGTTCAGGGCTTCCGGTACTGGCATAGGTACGCGACCAGTTACACCATTAAACTTCTTCCAACGTGCATACTGAGTTTTAACGGTATCTTCGTTCAGACCGTGGCGACCAGCCAGATTCAGAACATAAGAGATCGGAGCAGGCTGACCCAGCGTAGCGCTAATCTGATCCATCAGAGCCCAGGCACGACCGCAGGAAGTTTCAGGTTGTGGACGACGAACACCATTCTGTTCAGGCATACGGTTCGCTTCTTTCGCTTTTTCACGTTCAGCTTTTTCGCGGGCTTTTTCAGCAGCCTTTTCAGCCTGTTTAGCAGCGCGGATCTTGTCTTTGAAGCCTTTGATAAACGAATCCAGTTCGTCAACCATGCTCTGAGCAGCACTTACTGCACCGGACAGATCTTCATCTTTGGATTTTTTAACAACTGCTTTCAGCTCTTTCAGTTTATTCTTAAAAAGCTTCAGCTGTTCAGAACCCTGAAATTCAGCTACCGTAATCTCTTCAATAGTGCCTTTATCGGCAACATCGGATAAAACAGACCTCACGGTTTCAACTCCGCGGGAAAGAGCGGTAAATTTATTTTCCGCTACAGCACGAATTTCAGCTTGTTTCTTTTCAGCGGCAGCTTTTTTCTCTGCTTCTTTTTTCTCTTTTGCTACGCGTGCAGCTTCAGCGGCAGCGGCTTTTTTAGCTTCTGCATCGTTAGCAGTAACTTCTTTCTTTGCAGGCTTAGCAGATTTTGCAGCGGCAGCAGCGGCTGCGGCAGCAGCGGCTTTCTTATCTTCAATATTACTCATTTTCTTCACTCCGAATTATTATGGGTTCGTTTGTTACCAACGGGGTTAAATGTACCAAAGGATTTTGTGACACGCAACCACTTACATAAACATTTTTAAAAATATTTTTGATCAGGGTTAGAACTTATTAGCTCTTCGCACCTCTGCCCGGTGTCCATGCGGCTTGCAATGCGGGTTGCTCACAAATGACCCTGGCACCGGAAATAATACCACCCTCCCGTTCAGCATCGTATTTGACACGGGCAGGTTTCCAAAGTCCTTCATCCATTGACGGTACGTATTGCCCAAGTTGAGGCGAGCAAAAGCCCTGGATATCATATTCCACACAGAATTCGGCTTGTGCGCTAATTTGGGCGTGATCCAGGATTGTTTCTGGAAGTTGCGTAAAGTAATCAGACAAAATGCGCTCAACGATTTCCCGTTCATATGGTGCAGCTCCTAAATTTTCTGTCAGGTTAATATAAAGCATTTGAAGATCAACATCTTCAAGATCTTTTAAATCGTTTACTGGTGTTACCAGTGTTGACTCCGGACAACAGATAATTCCAAGTTGGTGTAGTGTCAACCAATTGGGATGTTTTGCCAAGAGTTCAAATTTATCTGTATCAATTAGGACGTACATTGCAATCCCCTATAAATAAGTAATGCCCCAATAGTAGGGGCATTAGATGTTGAAGTCAATTAGAAAGGAACGTAATCCGGATCGTCTACTTGCACAGGGTTAACCACATTGTTCACCGTTATACCTTGCGTATTCTGCGAAACAATATCGTCCCAACTTACATCATCGTTATAGCTCGGACCTTCTGTTGTTCCATCCTGACCGTATACTTTAACCTGAATAGCTTCGTCGTCCTGTGGAGCTTCAAACTTACCGAAACAAGTACCGTCATAATCATAGTTCAATATCTCAGGCCATTTCTTATTGGTATGAACTTTGATGTATTTTGGTGTTTTAAGCATTGCAGCAACATCAAGAGCTTCTTCAATAGTTTGTGGTAAAGGTAAATGTGTCCTTTTCTTCCACCATGCGACAGCTTTACGACCTGCCCAGTCCCCATGAAGCAGAGCTACCCATTCACTGAATATTTTACTACCGCAATAATAAGTCACCTTCATTGTTGGAGGTTTAGAGCTGTCATTGCGTTTAGTATGCTTTGCATAAGTAACATGCGTAACTTTGAAGTCTTCAACTACTGGAATATCCTGCTTGATCAGGGCTTCCGTACTTGCAGCTTTCTTGAGTTTGGTCTGGAACTTAAACTCATGACCGCAAAAGCCTTCTTTAACGTAATCCGTCCCGCGTAGCCTAAATCCTTTCAGATATAATTGTTGAACTTGTTCCTGTGTGACGCTGTCCATTGGGATTGGTGCGAAGCCACCGCAATAGCGAGCGGATGCATGATTATACGACCCACATACATCGCATTCTTTAACCGGAGCAGTGCCAGCACCTTTTTCGCCCGGGCGCTTGGGTTTAACAGGGTCGTTAATAGGGCCCAAACGGCGCGTATTACCGCTGAAATCCAGTACAAGGCAGTTCTGCTTGGGGCTTGCCGCAATAGCTTGTAAGCGTCCCTCCTGCGTGGAAAGATCAAAGCCCTCCGCGTACACCGGACGCGTACCGCGACCCAGCATCTGAACCCATAGCACCGCCGACGCAGTGGGACGGAGCATGATAATTAAGTCCAGCATTGGATGATCAAAACCTGTGGTTAAGACGTTATTGTTAGTTAATGCTCGAAATTCACCGCGCTTGAATTTTTCAATAATCTCGTCACGTTCTTTTGCATCAAGCTTAGAGTGAATACATCCACAGCTAATACCCATATCGTTCAGCATATCGCACGCGTCTTTAGCGTGTTCAATGCCAGAACAAAATATAAGCCAGCTTTGACGGTCTTCACCACATTCAATTGCTTCCTCAAGTGCGCGGAGTGTTGCGTCATCGCGGTTTACCGCACTTTGCAGCTCACTCTGAATAAATTCACCGCCGCGTTTACCTACCCCGTTGAGGTCTAGTTCCATCTTAGTACGCTTTGGCACAACCGGAAGAAGATAACCTTGTTCCAGAAACCAGTTGAAGGCTTCCGGAGTAGTTGCATCAAACGTTACCTTATCAAATAACGCATCATCGTCTTCGTTTTCCTTAACAATTGAACCATACCCCAGTCGATAAGGTGTAGCAGTAAGACCGATGATTTTTAAGTAAGGGTTAACTTCACGCAACGCTGCAAAGAACTTCTTATACATTGTTGCATCACGCGGACTAATAAGATGCGCTTCGTCCACAAAAATAAGATCAACTTTGCCGAACTTTTTCGGATGCTTAGCAACGGACGCAATTCCTGCAAAGGTAATAAGATTGTAGACTTCTTTACGCTTCAAACCCGCGCTGTAAATACCTGCTGGCGCTTCGGGCCAGACTTTCATTAATTTATCATAGTTTTGTGCAATTAACTCTTTGACGTGAGTTAACATCATTACGCGCTGGTTTGGATACCATTTGTAAAGCAGATCGAGGAACCCCGCGATAACGAGCGATTTTCCTGTCCCTGTTGGTAACAGGATCAAAGGGTTCCCCGCGTTACCCTTTTCAGCATCAAAATAGCGGAATACGCTATAAACTGCTTCCTGTTGATAATCTCTTAATTTCATAAAGGTCTCACTGTTCCATGATTCTTGTTAAACCCGTATGTAATTTCAGCCTCTTTTCTTGTCTTTATTGCGTCTTGTAGACTTTCAAAATAACCAAGATGCAGCCGAATACCGTATACATCAATTTGAGCTTTCCATTTCTTATTTGCCTTAGCCCATGTCACTCCAGGACAACCGCTCTTATTATTCGATGGTAGTTTTCTATTATGGTTGTTATGGTATTTATTACTTTTATTTAGATTAGTTTTCCAATTATGCGTACCATCACCATCATCATGATCAATATATTCAGGTTCTTCATCATAGAGCATTTTCCAGATTATACGGTGTGCGTAATAATTAAGACCGTTCATAAAAACCATAATATAGGTTTTACCATGATTAAAAGTAACTTCACTCCCTGCAATTTGACCGTTATGGTTCCAAAATAAGTTACCGCTATCTTCGCTATAGCTAAAAATCCTATTGAGTTCTTCTTGCGTCGGTAACGGCAACCTTTTCATAATCAATCTTTCCCGTAATAATTAGCTACTTGATAGTTTTGACAACCAACTTTCTGTCCTTGCGTATCCACTGCGGCGGAATGGAAATTGCAATACCATGTTCCATCTTCTTTTGGTTCAAGGAATTGACATGTGCGGCAGTTTACTTCCGGCATAGTTTTACGCCAGCATAGTGAGGAGTGATCGCACCATTTACATTCGAAGAAAGTGGAATCTTTAAATGCGCGGTCCGGAATATCTGTAGCAATAGCAATCTGCACACCACGATCAATATACATGTCCGCGGTAACAGGATCAAACGGAATAATTTCTGCGTAAACTTCATCGTCATTCTTGTTTACAGCAAGATATAACGCTGCGCCAAGACCTAGTTTTCGCATGTACACGTTCATCTGTACATAGTGCTCAGGTTTGGCTTCTTTAACACCTTTAGCTTTCAGCTTTTTAAAAGACTTATCGTTATGCGTCTTCATTTCGGTGAGCACAGGCATCCCAGGCTGCACGTCCGGACAACCTATAACCACACCATCGCAGGAACCGCCAAAGTGTCCGCCAGCTTCGCTGATACGGAACTGGTGTCCATTTTCGTCCTGCTGATAGACCTGCATA